TCAATGGTACCATGGCCATAAAACAAACGCAAGTGGGTTTTAAAGTTCGGCGCAAAATAGGAGGTATCCAAACCATCCAATGCACCTAACGGTGCACTATAGGTTAATAGCCTAGGTTTGCACGGTATACTAAACAACAAAAAAGGCACCCCATTAGGAGTGCCCTTAGTGTTAATGCGATTAAATATTATTAACTGCATACTCTGCTTGTGATTGAGTAAACTGGCTACCAATTACAAGTTGATCGATTAATCCCTCTTTAGAAAAAGAAGAAACTTCTAGATATTTCTTAGCCATACGCAAAGCCTGCTCATTCCAGTTAACATTTAGTGAAGTTACAGCATTTGTAGCCTGCTCTTTCGTAAATCCACTACCAATTACAAGTTGGTCAATTAATCCATTATAAGAAAATGCAGAAACATCTAAATATCGCTTTGCCATAGAAGTTGCTTGAGTATCCCAAAGACTTTCCTTGACCTTTTGAACAACTGACACTTTACTGCCCTTGTTCCAAACCAACTTACTGCCTGATTTAACACATGTATACTTAATATTATCTACTATAGATGTTTGGCTAACCTTTGAACACTTTGATCCAGGTGTAACTGCAGCATTTGATGGGGTAGCAAGCACAACTGATAGTCCTACGATAGCGATTGATGCAATTGTCTTTTTCATTTTTTTCCTTTGTTAGTAGTTATAGTCTAATTGTAGCGAATTTGCCAAGGTATGTCAAGTATAATAGAATAATGAACGAAGCAATCCTCTATATACTCTATAGCCCTATACATAAGGCTGTCAAAATAGGGATATCAGATATATCAGGAAAGAGGTTTGCAAGCCATAAGACCAAGGGATGGATGCTTGTTTCATATTGGCACTTTTTTGAGCGGGATAAGGCAAAAGCCGTAGAATCTATAGTACTAAATACACTAAGAGAAAGATATGGACATTTCCTTGATAAAGAGGATATGCCTCAAAATGGATATACTGAGACATTTGATGCTAGTAAGGTTAGTAAGAAACAGTTAATCCGTATGGTCAATAAAGCAATTAAGGCTGTTTGATCCCCTGGTTTTTATAAAAGTTATCCACAGGTAACAAGTTATCCACAGGTTAGGATACCATTTCTACACTCTATAGGGTACCATTTCTACATAGTTATCCACAGGTTAGACCCCTATTTTCAAAGAGATTGTACCCCTATATGTGGTTTGAAGGCATAGTTATCCACAGGTTTATCCACAGATTAATCTTACTGATTATATAACTAGATAGGGTGGAAGTGGAGTATTGTGGAGGATAGTGGAGGATAGAGCACTTTTAAGGAGGGCGCTTCGTAATGCCAAACCACCTATCACATATCCAAACAATTGTCAAACCTCATATCCACATATCCAAATAGCGCATTATAGCCCAAACATTGTTGTTTGTCAACTTTGTTTTGACACAAAACATTATGACAACATAGAGGATTTTTGGCAAATTTTGAGTTAAATCGTAATAAATTTAATTAGATTGTTTTAAATTAAAATATATCAAACAAAATGTTTGAAAACATTAGAAAACCCTTGTTTGATATGTTTGTATAGTACTATAGGGGTTATTTGTTATCAAAGAGGTCTATTGGTATCCCGTGCGAAAATGCGTAGACTTCTCCCAGGGCTTCGCCCAGCGCCTGCGCCGCTTGTGGATCTTCGTAATCTATTTCTTCCGCCAAAAAGTCGGGGGTAAAGGAGAAGAACCTATTCAAACCTACCTTATGAGTAATAGATACAAAACCATTCCATAGATTATCTGAGAATTGCTTATAATCTTTTGGATCTCTTCTTGCATATTCTGCAAAATGGTTTCTTGGACTCATATGAAAATTATACCACTGTTTGGAGATATAATGTTTGGAAATTCCAGGAAATTTACTTGACTTTCGTAATGTTGTTTGATATAATTGTTTGGCACTCGGGCCCTGAGACAGGGTTACCCTTTCCCCGCCTCAAGAAACATGTCGTCAATTGATTCATAGTTTAGTTTAGCATCCAAACCAAGTGCTCCGCACAATAGTTCCCAGCCTTCTAAAACATAAACCTCTGCAACCTGTGTTGACTCAACAATATTTTCTGTGATAGCAAATGCCAATGGCAATGCCAAATCATTATATTCTATAAAATCTTCAAACCCTTCTTGATCCCTATAGTTCAACCAAAATGTAGAGAGTATCTCACATTTCCTAGAATAGGGTGTACTGGTTGGTTCTGATGTCATATCCCTTATACTCCTCGTTTGCTACCTCAGTTAAGAGATTAAGTCTGTTATTTACTACTAAACCGCCTGTTCGTGCCACATAAGTTCCAACTTTTTCAATATCCAATCGCAGGTCTGAAATGAGATTACCAATTCTTACCGCTACTTTTTCTTCCTCAGTCATCTTGTGTCGCATTATATTCTCCTAACATTCTATTGTATCAAAAAATTATGGGAAGGGCAAGCCACCCAATTAACCTGCCCCTCCCGCCTAGAGAGACCTATTCTAGGCCATCACAAGTGGCGCATATGCAGCCACAAATTTATCCCAGTCGACAGATACATTATCTGTGACAGTCTTATTAACAAAGTCAATGATGACGGTTTGTTCACCTAAATCAAAGTTATCCCCAGACACGGCATAAATACCATATCCAGTTTCACCAAGAATAGAATCTTGAATAAGATAACTAATCATCATCCTGGTCCCATATGAAGAGTCAGACCAGCGGGGCTTGGCATGCTGCAGGGCACCTGCAATGTCATGCTCCCAATCAGTCTGGCCCCAATGTGAGTACAAGACTACAGATGAGTCAGTGCCGTCTTTGAATACAAAATTAATACGTGCTCCCATTAGGCTTCAATCTCCTCAATCTCATCAACCTCAATTGGATACCAATCATAGGCATAGTTCTCAACATCTTCAGTTAATTGGATATTATCCATAATTAGAATTGCTTCATCTTCAGAGTTTGCCTCAATCTCAAACTCATAGAGGGTTTCTCGCTTAGCGAGGATTTTATACATAGTCATTTGGTCTCCTTAGTAGTGAAAATCAACGGGTACTAGAAATTGTAGCATTTTAGTATCAGAACTGTCAAGTCGCTCTTGCAAATAACCTATGTGAGCAGTATACTCCTTAAGGTCATAGTAGTATGATTCAGGACAGTAGTAGTCCATTAGCATACCGCCAATCTTTCTAAAATAATATGAATTGAGATCAAAACGCTCATCATTTGGGATACCACTGTTTGAGATATAGTCAACCATATCACTCTTTAACTTGTCAGTGTTAATCTCTTTTAGGTAGCGGTTCATCTCATCTACACGAGACTTGCGGATACCCGCAATAACCTCATTAAACTTATCAGGGTCAGTTGCATATGAGATTACAGTATCAGATGTATCTTCATACTGTGATTGAGACCAACGTCCACCACCTACAACGTGCCAATCAGACCATTCAACAAACCTGTCACCCTCATCATTAGATAATCTTGATTGAACAAGTTCGAAGGCTTCTTTATTATCCTCTGCCTCAACAGCAAAGTAATGTAATACGTGCATTATTTGGGTTCCAATCCTACTAGGGTCATTTCTTCAATTGTAGCGCATTCTGGACATTTTTCCAAATCGTGTTCTTGGAATGAATCTCTAATAGTATTATCAGGGTCTTCTAATTCTGCATGGCAATTCTCACAGAAATACCAGTTGTGACCTACAAGAATCTGAATAGTAGTATTATCAGGGAAGGGAACCTCAGTGATAAAGTATCCTATTCGATTAACGAATCCCCAGCCACTCCAGATATAAGACCCACCGTCGTCACCATCTCCATACATCCAGATACGGTTCTCAGGTTGCTCCTTAACAAAGGCTACCTCATCACCATAGGTCTCAAACATCATTCCGTCAAAGGAGGCATTTGTATCAATATGATTAAGGATTGGTTTATATGTGGCAACCCATTCATCATAGTCTAATTCAATAAAGTTATCCATTTAGTTTAATCCTAACAATGTCATAGGCATCAATTGCTCCTGCACAGTAGTCATCCATTTCATAGTCACCATCTGCTTCGAATTGTTCACGAAGTTGGGTTAGTGCAATAATACGTCCATTCACAAAGTCAAGTAGGCTCTCAGTCATGAAGTGATTCCTCATACTCATATGGGTCAAAGTCTCTTGACTTACCCTCGTAGATTTCATCATATATTAATTGATATGCGGCTTCAAGTCCACAAGCAAAGCCTTCTGCTTCCTTGCGCTCAAATCCATCCATTGCATCGTCGTATCCTGATTCGATTTCAGCCTTGTGGATAATAACATATTCATCCCAAGCCTCATCAATCATTTGCTGTAGTTTTTCTTTTGCGGTCATATATTAATTATAGGGGTTGGTGTTGATTTTGACAAGTTCTACGGGTGTGACCTTGCTCACATCTGTAATGATAGGGGCATTGCCATCTGATACCCCAAGCCAAGTAAGATTAGCAGATCCACAGGAGCACCACCCTCTCCAGTTGTCTAGATTTTTCAGGGTAGTGATTTCCATAAGGGCATCACAATCAGTACAAAGATAATCATATCTATTCCACATAAGACACCAGGAGTTTCATTGTATTGTGGATATTGCAATCGCAGTCTCCACCATTCATATTTTCCATGAATTCAATATGAGAATAATTATCCTCATAGATAGCAGTTAGTAGTTCATCTACTGTATAGGGTTTGTATGTTTGGGTCATATATTAATTTTACAACCCCAGGAAATAAAAGTCAAGTACGTAATGGGATTTGGGGAAAAATGTTATGTGATCTTAATCACGTCCCCGAATAAATGTTAACTCGGGGCCCCATTTACGCTTACGATCTAAATAAAAAATTGAGCAGTTTTAAATCATGCTCAGGATTTTTTATTATGCGAGTTGCATAACGTTTTGTACAACTTTTAGCAAACGATTTTTTTCTGCATTAATAACAGGGTCAAAACCACTTGCACTTGCAAGGATAGATTCGTTAGAACCACCACGAGCAGAACGATACCAATCTAGGCGCTCAGTTAAAGCATTGAAAGCGCCCCAAGCAGAGCCAGCAATCATGCCGTTAAATTCGCCTGTGTAAATATCATTGATTACATCAATTTTATTTTCCCACTTCTTGATTGCACCCTTAGAATCCTTTTCAGGCTTTGGATAAGCAGCAAGAATAATATCGTTAAATTGCTTAGCATTGACTTCTTTCTCAATCATAGCCTTAGCCATTAAATCGAATTCGTCCATATAAGCATTAGCAAGACCAAGAGCCTCACGAGCAACAGCAATCTTACCTTCTGCTGTCTGTGTGTGACGAATCTTGAAAGATTGCTTGACGCCATTCTTTTTCTTAGTACGATTAAGTGCAAGATTAAGAGTGTTAGCGCATACAACACGAACAGGTGTGATACTTGCTTGAATTGCGATAGAACCATCGTGTGATGTGTTGATGAGCAAATAAGTTTTCACAACATCGTTCACGCCATTAGGGTCTAGAACTGTCTCACGCTCAAGAGCAAGAGAACCAAATACAACACGACCACCACGCAATGAGCCAGCAGTCTCCCAGCGACCTCCGCCGTCTAGGATATTATCACCAAATGAAAATAAATCTTCATTCTGTAATGGAACATAACGCTGTCCAACAACGCCCAAAACATCTTTTTGTTCATTGTTAAATGGATTGGTGCGGATAACATATTGATAAGACTTATCAGAAGATAAGTGTGACGGGATTTCTAAATCTTCCAATCGAACATTCCAATTAGATAGATTAGCAGAATCTAACATTTCTGCGGTTGTTTTTTCTTCTGTGAAAACTGTGCCAAGTCCGTGCCAAGCAGGTTCACGTAGAGAAGAAAAGGATTCGATTTCGTGTGCCATATTGTTGCCTCTTTCTGTAGGGTATTAATTAAGTTTAACAGATAGCACTGTCAAAGTCAAATAGCCTTAATAGGAATGGGGTAAATCGGACATTTCTTAAGGTGATCTTAAACACATTGTGATATTGATCACAGCGCCCCCGAGCAAATTTTGCAGGGGCAGAAAGAATGAGCAGTTTACGTGGCCGTGCTCAGGGCCCTTATCCAGTTTAAAGACATGTGACAGGTCTATTAGTAGCCCCCTACTAAATATTAACACTCATTGGCATCATACAATTCATATGAATCGATTACAACGTCACCATGATTGATGTCAACATATGCTTCTGAAAGAATCTCTTCGAGGTCAAAACCGTCTTGGTCCTCACGAGACACTTGAATGGTACCGCTGAAAGAAATTGTTGCAGTGAATGCAACTTCCTTGGTTGGATTATAATCGATGATTTCGCACAGTGTTGTTAGAATATCTTCTGCATCGCTACCGTTATCATATGCATCATTAATTAAATTAATAATCTGTGACTGTACACGACCGTTTTCACTCTTCCAGTAATCGCAATTTTGATGAGTTGTTAGCGCTGCATTCTGTCGAGAGATGATATCCTGTAGTTCTGCTATTTTGTTGTCTAGATATGTTTCTGTTGCTGTCTCCATGGGGGCCCGCTTTCTATTAGTTTGTTTACTTAAGTATACTAGTGGCCACTGACAATTGTCAAGGACCCTTATGGGGAGCAGTTTGGCGTCTTACTCAGGACGATCATCTCAGGCATACCCACGCAGTATAGCCTGGGGCTTAGCAGAGATGAAAAGTTGGGGGAGAGGTTTGAACTAGGTATTGCTACCTCTCTCCCCCAATTCTATTTAGAGATACTGAGCGATAGTCTTGAAAGTTGTAGCATTAACAACTTCCTCGTCCGTCATTTTGAGAATACGAATTGCGTTCTCAATTTCATTAACCTCATAGCGACCAAGTTCCTGCTCTAGTTCCATACTTGGCTTCTCAGGTAGTGTAATTGCACCTGCTGGAAGGCAGATATTTACATTAACTTCGTTACGATAGTTTTCGTGTGCAGAAAGTTCTGCCTTTGAGATTTGCTTGAATACTAGGTCTGCGACTTCTTTAGCCCAAGCCTTTTCTACCTTTGCGTATTCCTTACGCTTCTTCTCGTTGTTAGTGATAGCCTTTGCGCTATCTGATAGTTTTGTTTCAAGTGCCTTGATTACCTTAGCAGTTGATACCTTTACTGAAATTGCTCTTGCCATTGGGTTTTCCTTTTCTGTTAGTTGGGGGTTTGAGTTGAGCAGTTTTAATTGACTTGCTCAGGTCATTTCCTGATTAGGAATTATTTACTTTGCTGTCCAAGTTGTCCAGCGAGGTGTGCCATTTACATCTAACTTAACACGAACACTTGTTCCGTCTGTGTTTGGCTTGATTTCTGTAATTGTGCCTGTAACCTTTGACTTCTGTGAAGTGTAGAGGTCGCCCACCTTGTATGTTGCTGTTGCTACTGCCATTTTATTTCTCCTTAGTAGTTGGTTGATATATTTAATTTTAGCATTTTTGAGATTTCTAGTCAAATACATTTCTGAGATTTCTCACATTTTGAGATTACTTAGATGTCTTGACCATAGCAAGACGGCGTGAGCCATTTGCCAAAACCAAAGAAACTCTGGTAACCTTATTAGACATTGGTGTAAAACCTGCGATACGACCTGTAACGCCTGTCTTAGATGTAGTGAACAAATCACCAATCTGATATGTGTAGCCTGAGATAGTCATTGGGGACTTCCTTTCTGTTTGGGTATAATATAATTATAGACGAAAAATCTCATAAATACAAATCTAAACGGCATTTTACGGTGTGATAAACCCCACATCTTAACAGCGTGTTCTTAACTTGACAAAATCATTTCTTGGCCCCCGAGCCCACCAGATCGCAGGGGATTTATTGCAACAAGAATAAATAAAATAACCAAAGTAAAATAAACAGAAACGTTTTCATTTATTTTTTACTAGCACTAAACACAATATCACTTTTAGAGTATACACACAGTGAGCACGAAACACAAGCGCTACCGTTAGTAGAAATAAGTGGAATTGCTTTTTTATTCTCAGGGCACTTAGCGCCTACTTTACCAATCATCGCTTTCATATCTGCTTGACCCATTGCGAAAGTATCTGCAAGGTATGCAAGACGAACACCATGAGTTTGATTAATTTCTACGGCAACATCCTTATTATCTTTATCAGTAGAAAAATAAAGAGATAGGTTTTTTATTCCCTTAAGCATTTCTGCAGCGAATGGCACACGAGTGTATACCCAGAATTGTACATCAGGATTAACACGAATAGTTTCATGCCATGCTAACACGTAGGTTTCATTAAAGAAATCTCCGTCCCAGTGAATGCGGAAGAGTTTATCTGCATTACGCTTATCACAATCTTTTTTGAAATCAGTAATCATCTCAGTTAATAGAGAGACCATTGTTTCATAGTCTGCGTCTTTTAATTGGTCCCAATTACTTATAAGGACATTGCGAACACCCTTATAAATCTTTTCTAGTTTCCCCGCATAGCAGACTTTAGCGCATGTGGGAGTTTGATTAGGGCATGAGTAAGACTTACCAGCAGGCAGTCCGAAAGTGTTGGCAATTGTTGGGGTTTTTCCATTTGGGGAGACGGCATTAGTTACTTTCCTATCTTTTGAGCGAATTAGCATTGGGGCCTTTCTATTGTTTATCTAAGTCTAACATTTTTCTAGTGGTTTGTCTAGTCCGTTTGTATTTCTTTTTATTGGGAATTGGGGAGGCAGCATTAGATCTACGCAACTCCATTAGTTTGCGTAATTCTTCTTTGCTTTTTCTTAACCTCATATAATAATATTAACATAAATATTAAATAATGTCAAAATCAGGGAGATTCTTCTTAAATCATAACAAAACGGACAAAGCGGACCTCGGGCCCCAATCAGTTATTCTTCTTCTTCAATTAAAACATACCAATTAAAACGTGCATCATCGCTAACTTCAATTATTCCATCTTCATCATATTCATCAAGATAGTTAATTACATAACCATCTTTTGTTCCTTGCACTTGAAGAACTTGAACAATTGTATTATCTTCTAACTCAATAAAATCGTCAATCTCTAACTGATCAACGTTTAGGACATCAACGTGTTGTAGTTTCATACTTAACATTGTAGCAGCCATTTTATTCATCCTCATCTACTGGATTAATAAACCAAGCAAGGTGGTGCTGTTCAATAATAGCCCACGCTGGTGCTTCTGTTGCACCCTTATAAGTAATCTGAAAATCACCAACCATAGGCATAGCAATCATTCGATTATAGTCCTCGTCATAGGATGCGTCAATTGCTTCAATACAAGGGGCAACCATTTCTGCGGGGACTGGAGGATAGTGATTATTTTTAAGGTGATACAAAATCTGTGTTTCAAGGTCAAGGACACTATCTGCCAAACCAATTGCTGTAACTGAACCCATTATTACTTACCTCCTACATTTCCATTAGAATAAAATATCTTAGTGTGCATCTTACCTGACGGCTCAGACAAGTTAATTGTGCGGTATTCCTTAGCATCGCCATAGTCAATAAACTTATTAAATACATCTACTGCATCTAGGGCATTATCATAGCGACCAATCCATTCAGGGCTGGTAGCGTTATCGTTAGTGCAAGTTACTGCGTATAGGTATTCCATTAGTTAGCCTCCTGTGTAGTCCAAAGTTTATCTATCTCAGCATAGTCTATTTCTGCGTTATTTGCAAGGTAGCAATTCATACAATATAGGGCGTCCCAAGATACCTTATTCTCATTACAACCAATACAAGTATCTGGAAGTGGCTCTGCATATTCCTCTACTGATAAGTGATTAGGGTTGCATTCGCACCATTCAATATCAAAGTCCTCGCCATTAGACCAACCCTCATAGCCAATACCATCACACATTGTGCAATTAGCAATATCAGCAAGTGCATTTTTCATTTTGCTCATTTTATGTCCTTTCTTTATATAAATAATCTTATACTATCGTGGCGACAAACACAAACGACACGCCGTAAATTACAACAACGTAATTCTGTGATCTTAAACACACTTACGTAAAACGGACATTTGGTACAAAACGCCTCGGGCCCCTTTAGTTGAAAGTTAAACTATTCTTTTTGTTTTCTTGATTTGTATTCAAGTGTGATCCCATAAATAATTGGAGCCCACAACATTAACTGAATTAGTGAAGTGATTAGTCTATTCATTGTCATTGTTTACCGCCTCAATAAATTTATCTGTTACGAAACGTGGATTATCTTTTTCAAACATAAACGCAAAGTCATCAACTAAATCTGTAAAATCTTTTTCGTCAATAGTTGTTTTGTATTTGTTTAGAATTCTAGCAGTTTCTACATAGTCTTTTCTCGTCATCATTACTTGGCAACTCCTCTCAGAGTGCCTGTAACGCCTAGAGCGTCGCAAGCAATTTTTACAGAGATACCAACAGGCAACTGCTGAGGGTATTGTGAAATAAACTGAGCAACTGCTCCCTTGCTAGGCAAGTTAATTGTTGAAACTGAACCATTGAAGGTTTCGATTTTTACTTTATACATTAAGTTTTCCTTTCTTAGAGATTTTCTGTTTTCACTGCGATAGTGCGATAAGTTGAGCGAATTCCGCTATTAGGCATTACCTCAACAAGATAACTTTCGCAACCCTCATACCAAACTGCGTGAGGGTGCTTTTCAGCAGAGATAATTTCTCCCTGAAGTGTGCGTGAGTGATAGTTAGTTCCTACAAGTAGGCTTTCGATTGAATATACATTTGCAGACATTAAGTTCTCCTTTCAAGAGACTTTCTAATAATTTAATTATTTCATATTTAATTGTAAAAAGCAAATCCAAAAACGGACATTTAGGACATTTTGAATGTGATAAATATCACAAGGCGCCCTCTTGGAAGAGAGCAATCTCAAAGTCCAAAAGTTCGTCTTTTGTAGCGTCTTGGAGATTAACCCACTCCACGCCGTTTTCGTCAATTCTAGCAAATTCAATGTAACCCATTTTGAGCCACCTTTCTTTAGTTTCTATGTATGTAATACTAGCAGATAAATCTCAAAAAGTCAAGACGACACGCCGTAACTTAAATGTGTTTTACATCACATGGGCCCCGAGGATTTTGTTGAAAGTTAAACTACTTTATTTTTTCTAAAAGTTTTTCTAATTCTTTTAGTTGTTTTAAATTAAGATGATCGAGTTGAATTGCATCTTCAAAATTAAAAATATCTTCATTCATTTATTTAACTCCTCAAAAAGTTCTTTACATTTATTTGGATTATCCCACCAAGGAAAACCCTCGTGATATTGTGCGGGGGCTAAAACAACCTGACCGCAAGGGCAGAGATTCATTAACCCTGCAGGGTAGTCATTAACTGTAGCCATAGGCTCAAATATTCTATTAGTCATTATTTAACCTCCTTAGAGATACACTCTATGCAATAGCATTGAGGATTACGCTTAGGGTCAAATAAGAATTTAATTAACTCTTTACGAGTATACATATCTAAGCCATATGATGATTTAACACCACCATTATGGTACTCGTGTACGATAGTAGAGAATAAAGTTTCATTTAGTGTAGTCATTTTAGACCACCTTTCTTTTAAGTGATTGAGAACCTTTCTCAACCTTCTATATATAGAAGTCTAACATAGACCACTGACAAATACAGGGGTACAAAACGGACATATGGGATATATGGGATTGTGATGTACATCATGTGGATAACTTAAGCGTAAATACGTAGTGTGATGTACGTCATGTGGATAACCCCCGAGCCAATGTCCGAATTGTCCTATATGTCCTGTGATATAAATCACATGCGACACGCCGTGTTAGGACTTGACTTTTTGGGTTTTGTGTGCTAGTATTCTACTATAGAAAATTAAATAAAGGACAAAAGGGCTAATGAGCCTAAGCAAATAAATGTGACTAGTATCACAGTGAGCCTTAGCAAATAAGTAGCCAAAATGTCAGTCCCCTATGGTAGGATAGTCCTATCAGTTAGAAAAAGAAAGGTAGTCAAAATGATTACACTAGATAAAAATACAATTAAGTCCGTTAAGTATGGACATCTCAATTTAGAACAGCGTATTCAACTCGCTGCTGAAAAAGTCGCTAATGGCGAGGTAGTATCCTTTAGAGGTGCTAGTGCTGAAACCTATCAAAAGGTTATGCGTCTTGCTAATCGCATTAAGCAAGATAGAGAGTTTCCACAGTGTCCTTGTGGAGAGTGCGACTAATGCACCTCTATCTATGCGATGGTTGCGATACACTAGCAACAGTTATCCACGAGGGTAACACAATAACAATTAACAAATGTAAGTGCCAATCTGAGGAGGCAACTAAATGAAAGTAACAATTACATCTATGCAAGGTAACACTCGCAACATTGAATTAGAATCTAAACAACAGGTGATAGATTTCATCTCATTATTTCAATCAACACTACACAAGAACCAGCGTGTGAAAATCACTTGCGACTTGATAGGAATTGACGGATACCTACAGGGTATCAGTTAAACCAAATGGTGTGAGTAGTGGGCACAAGGCGATCTATGTGCTCACTATTTTATTTACATTTTTGTTTTTAAAGTGTGTATCATGCATCTGGCAAAAATATTCAGATTTGTGGTAAAATGGATTTATGGGAATATTAGATAATTTTGAAGAAGCCTGGGACGATGAGTTCAATTTTGAATCTCCAATCTACAAACCAGAAATGGAAAGCCTTGCTTCAAAAATTTTTTCAGATTTGTGTTGTAAGGACTGTGAATTTGAATCTAAACCTATTCCTGAGACTGACTCTATGGGTAGAGAAAAATTTTGGGAAGATCTAGGAAGGCCCTAGGGCAGCATACATTTTTGCACAAAATTCGGGATCACCAAAGAACTTATCCTGATTATTCTCTCTATAAGCCATACTAAAACCATTCTTTGTACAGTAGTCCTTATACCACTCTATGACTTCTGGATTAGAGTTTGGACCACAATTAGTTAATACAATAAACTTTTGTCCTCTACGTGTAGGCATGATATGAGATATTTCTGGTTTGAAATGATCTGGGATATCAGTGTTTGTTAACCAATGGCATTTATAAATTTGGCAGGGATGATGAGGTCTATCCTCATATATCGTACAACCTAAACCAATTTCCACAAAATGGCAGGGTATACCATTTCCAAACTTGTGGCCATATACACCACCTGATGTATATCCTTCACAACATTTAGTACAAGAGCCACAAGACCTACTTGATATATCCATTGGCATATAGCAAATCAAATAACATGCCATTTACATGTTTAAACTCTGGTGTTGATTTTTCAATAAACTCTTCAACCATCTCTGATGGAGCATTCTGTTGTTTGGCCATATCTCGATTAAACTTAATAATGGCTTCAGTCATTAACTCAATTGCATTATCTCTATCCACTTTATCTCTTTTCTGTTATTGGCAAGGACCGTTTAGCATTGCAGCCTTAGCACGGCTATTCATTAGCAAATCTTTATATTTCTCTGATACATCGTTTGAATGGTCATCTCCATCTAGCCAATGTTCTTCTGGTAGCGGATTTTCATCTAAACTACTGTGTGTTTGACATAGGATGATATCGTAGTAATCTCCTTCTTGCCAATCATAGTCAGGTCTCCAGTGTGATTGATGTGTACCGCTAAACCAAATACCCTTGTTTTTTTCCATAGTGAATTTTTGGTCTTCTACATAGAAATCCCAATCAATATTTGTATCTAATTCAACAGTAAACATCAAAGCAACATGTGTTTCCGATCTATCTTGGTGTGGCATTAATGTGGGCATCATACCGCTTTCAAGCGTATATCTTGCCCATAGGATGCCTATATGATCTACAGGAGCATTAGCCTCTTTTTCGAATTTCGCTCGAATTTTATCTTCGACTTCTTGAGATAATCCAGGTAGTGGACCCTGGCGACGTTCGGAAAGGAAAACAACGTTAAATCCGTTATTAGTATTTTTCTTAAAGTGTTGCCACTTATCGCCCGAATCTTTAATACCCAATTCCATCGTGTCGTTAATGGTCTTATAAATGGATGCGTACTCTTCTGGCGTAAAGAAATCCTTTTCTTCACGTGGGGTGGTTGGCTCGATTATCATAATCACTATTATACACTATGCTATACTTTTATAGAGTGATAGGAGAGCCATATGGCGCTAGAAAAAATGAGTTTCGTAGAAACTAACTGGTACCAAACACAAGAAGGTACCGCTCAAGCAAAAGACTTTATCTTTAAGGATTTTTGCGACTATATCATCGTCATCAAGACATTTGCCGATAAGGAAGATTCAAGCAAGTTGATTCGAACCGAAGTTGTACATATCGACTCAAATCACGGTGGCGTAAATCATAAGAAGATTTCAGAACTTGATCCACCTCTACTAGAGGCTTTGGATAAGTCTGGATTCCCAGTAGTTAAGGACTAAAAGAACTTATTTACATAGAAGTCCGCTTTTTCTTGCATCTTTGCTCTATGAGCAGAATCTAGAATAAGCGGATTTTCTGTATCTTCATAAACCTGGCATACGATAATGTCGTAATAGTCATCTTCGCTAAACTCAATATCTGGTCTCCAATGTATCTGATGACTTCCAGAAAATAGCGCTGCTTGGTTATATTTCAAACTAAACTTTTCTCCTTCTACATAAAGATCCCACGGCTTAGTGTGTTTTAACTGAATACTAAGGGTAAATGAAGCAGATACCATACCAACATCATAGTGTGGCCTTAGAGCAGGCTTAGAACCCGATTCAAGGGTATATCTAGGCATATGATTACCATCTTCTTTTACGTATATTGGAACACGCTTTGCAATTTCATTTAAAATCTTTCTGCGGATAGATTCTTCAAATGGATATACACAAGTAATATATCCGCATGATGGATCTGTAAATACATAATCTGTACCGTCGCCATTTTTCTTACCTGGCGCAATTTCAAATCTTGTTTTATAGATACTTGCAATTTCCTCTTCAGTAAAAATGTTATCTATAAAAACTGGTTTAAAATTAAAAAACGTATCATGATTGTTTGCTGTCATCCCAGAACCTCCAATATTTATCTCTTTCTATCTGCATTATTTCTTTAAAATTTTCTGGAACTGTATCAGTCTCAGAGTCTTCGAAGGTAAAATGCCCTACTATAATATCATAGTAATCGTCATCAGCAAATACAATTTTAGATCTCCAATGAACGTGTGTGCTTCCAGACATAATTATAAAATCATTAGTATTAGTGTCAAATAAGATTTCCTGAACCCCTACATCCCATTTCATAGAAGAGTCCAATATGTATGTAAAAGTTAGACCATGAAAAGATCCTGGATTATAATTATCTAAGTGGGGATGTAGTTCTGGGTTTACACCATTAACCTTTAGATATCTACCAAAAAATAATCCAAGATTTTTAACTTTTCTGTTGAATTGCTTTTCAATTGCTTCAGTAAAAATATCATAAAGTTCAGGTTCTTCGATATGGTATTGATGTAATCCATTTTTATGAATATCAAAATTTTTAAATTGAGTTTGTAAATTTTTGTTATAAACTGGAATAATGTCCTTAATAATAGAAACATCCTGATTGTTTAAAAATTGATCAATTTTTACTGGAATAAATTCTGAGTTTTTCATTACCATTTACCTACTGGACATTTAGCATCTTGAAGTGTGCTCTTTAGTTTCATAAAACATCCACATTTCTTACATTTAACAAGTCTTTTATTAAAGAAGTTACATTCATTACATATTGCCAATCTAAACTCAATTAGTTCTTTGTCGCTTCTAGGTTTGTTTGGGTCAAAAAGGTCTGTAAATTTAACATCTTGAGTCATACTTTATTTTACCACAAACTTTTTTAAAAATATTTGTTATAATTAGTCATTATGAGCACTCAAGACTGGGCAGGTTTTATTTTAACAATACTCTCAATTGGAACAATTATTTTGGGCGGTATCAGATGGTACATTAAAGTCCAGGTAGATCCAATAAAGGAAGCGGTAGAAGATATCCGTAAAGAAACCAAGACCAATGGTGGATCATCTATGCGTGATGAAATTAAGCAAATCAAAATAGAACAAGAAAATGCTAGAGAAAAGCGTAGTCAGCAGACAGAAAAAATAGATCATATGTATGATTTATTTGTTGAATATCTTGCTTCTAATAAAAAATAATTTCTACTATATATAATATATATAATATATAAGATATTAAATTTTAGAGATAGTCTTTCTTTCTTATATATATTTAAGTATACACTATTCATTTCTTGATGTTTTATAACAAACTATTACAAAACGGACAAAAGGTATTGTAACAATTTGGTAAACTTTTCTGCTTCTTGATCTAAATGTCCTTTTTGTCCTTTATGATATACTTTATTATAAGATACTCAGGATAGTCTCTCATACCCACCTGTCCTGAGTATCTTTCTAATTTAGTGGTATAATCTAACATTATGAGTATGTGTGAACCAGAGATTTTTGGTGCTGATCCCGTCAGAATTAAGTGGCATGTTGTCCGTGGAGATACAGCAACACTAAAAATTGAATTTTTGGAAAATGATGAAGAGACATATTTTGATATTTCTAATTGGGAATATAAGGCAAGTTCCTACGACCCTAAAGGAGATATTATTGATGAACTTACTGTTATTCCTGGAAATGGATATGTAGAAATTAAGGCTACACCAGATATTACAGAATATTGGGGTACTGGATATACAACTCAAGTAGCAGAACTCTCATTTGACTTACAGGTAACTATTGAGGATATTATTTGGACACCTGTGATAGGAACAATATCTGTTATTGGCGATATTTCAGGTGGATTATAATGGCTGTTATTAGAGTTACATCCCCTAGACCAGAGTTACCACCAGTAATACGAATTAACTCTAAAACATTTGTAGTAAAAAAGGAGAAATAATGACAGTACATAGAATTACAATTTTAAGTAATAGTTCTGGAACCAGGCTTACACCAAATGGAATTCATTCTGGGGTCGACTTTACCATTCAAAATGTAAATGAATCCGCATACGTTTATATAGGAGGAGAAGGAGTTAGCACTTCAGACTATGGTTATAGAATTTCACCAGGTCATGCAATATCTTTCGAACTTCCTGGAAAAGATGCAATGTATGCAATATCAAACATCGATGAGGCAGAAGTTGCTATTATTGAGGTGGGTCTGGAGTCTGGATCCTAATGGCTAGATTTAGTCAAGACTCAGATCTGCTTATTTCTTATTTGGGGACTAAGCAAACATATAATCCAGGTGGAGGCACAGATGGAACACAGCCCACATTTTCTGGATCTCCAAGATTTTATGGAATATATACACAAATAGGAGATCTCGTTTCATTCTCAATTAATGTTGATTTTGCAAATATAACAAATTTTGGAACAGGTCAATATTATCTGACATTGCCATTTAATGTAGAACATGATTTATATTTTAGAGAAGGTCATTTACACGATGCTAGTAGCAACAAGGGATATGGTATATCTGGTCACGTAGAAGCAGGCTCTGACATTATAAAATTATTCTATACTGCAAGCAATGGCCAAGATCATGAGTTTACAAGCACCAGTCCAGTAACTTTGACAAATCAGGATAATTTTCATATTCAGGGAACATACATAGACTCTCCATTCTCTTAATTTTTTTTAATATTATGAGATAATACAGTTATGGCTATTTCTAAATCTATGGATTTTCCTAATTCCCAAAAGATAAGTTATGCAGAACAAGTACAGCAAAATCAAAACAATAACTCTGTAGAAAATACATTGTCCTTTTTACCAGTTCCTGGACCACAAGGACCTGCTGGTCCACAGGGCGTAAAGGGAGACGCTGGTCCACAAGGACCTGCTGGAAAAGATGGCAAAGATGGTAAAGACGGTGCAAAAGGCCCAATGGGGCCTGCTGGTAAGTCTTATAGTCCTCCTTATGACCAGGAGGTTGGATGGGTTTCATATGGAAATCAGAAAGATAAGAACTTTTTTCTTGGTGCTGACAAAGGAGACGATGGTTGGGTGCAGGTATTTATTGATGGACTTGGGCCTAAAACAAATAAACTTTATTTGCCAAAAAATTCTGTAGAACTTTATAATTCTGAGTTAAGAAAGATTAATTTGAGACAGTTAGCACTTGGTGCACAGGTAGATATTACCTATAACTTCTCTCTTACAACATTTTCAAATAATACAGAGGTTTGGGCACGATCTTTTTGTGTGAGCCCAGATCTTTCCCCTACATCTTTTGTTGCATCTCTAAAATATCAATATGAATATGACTTGTCTACAACCCACAGGGTATTTATTCAGAATGAGCAACAAAGAAATAATGGAATTATCCCTCAAATCAGAACTGACCTAGATGCCATGGTAAATATGAAATCTATAGTAATTTCAGTATTCTAACGTGGTATAATTAAATCATGGCATATCCAGCAACCTACAATATTAGTTACTATAGAGGAGACACTCTAGAGTTTAAAGTATACCCAAAGCATTCAGATGGAACTATTTTTGACTTATCAGATTATGACGATGTGGCATTTTGGATTTCAACACAAAGAGGTACTGCTGGTGTAGCACATAGTCATCAATGCTATGCATCAATTTCTACTGATGGAACATATATTCTATGTGCAATTCGACCTGCAGATGCAACAAGTTTTGAACCAGGAACACAGTATGTTTATGACGTAGAGGTTAAGCAAACTCTTTCACCATATGATAAGGTTTATACACTTCTTACTGGAACAATCGTTGTAACTGATCAGGTTACTGGAGCATTCTAATGGCTGATGCAGTAGTTTCTAGTGAAGACATATCAGTTTTTGCTGGTCCAGATACGGTCAACGTTCAGGTTGATTTCGGTGCTGATGGTCCACGTGGAAGTCAAATTTTTGTCAACCTTGGACAACCTGGGGCACATCCTTCATCATTGGCACCAAATTCTAAGGTAATGGATTTATATATTAATAGCCTTTCTACAGATGACGAATACCAGTATGTCTATCAGTTACAGAATGTTTTGGGCACTTTGACTTGGGTAAGGTTATTTAAGTTAGTTTCAAATAATTACAGTAGAGTCGAGACCGCCACTTTTGCAGACGGAAAGTGGAGCAAGAATATCCCCGTGGCAGACATTATTCCATCAGATTTTGTTGGTAGTGTAACCGCTTCCAACTTTAATATTCAATACAGTATTTTGAACCAAAACCTAAACCCTATTGCATCTTCCATGATGATTGGGGAGATTGCTCCAGAAAATAATATCCTGGTGCTTCCGATTACCATTAGTGCAATTGAACTTGTAGACGGTACCTACTGGTCAGATATTGATGATCCAAAAACCATTCATATGCTAATTACTGTGGTATAATTTTATTTATGGCTGCAGAAGATATTGGTACTATATACCCGACAAAAATTCCAGGATTAGAAGATCCAGCAGATATTCAGGCTGCTTTAAAACTTTATCATTATGGAACAAGTTCTACCGTAACTACGGAATCAGAGATTGTTCCAAACTCTGTTGTTGGACACATCAAAGCACTGGATACAAGAATTGATGAAATTGAAGCATCAGGAATTGGATCAGTTGCAACAGGAACAATGCCTACTACACCAGATGATGGATATATATGGGTTGATACATCAACAAATCCATCTTCTGAACCAAGTTATGCATCTGCATCATATACAACATCAGAACCACTAAGTCCAAGTGTAGGAACTTTATGGGTAGACTCAGATTCATCTCCATTGAAAATTTATGTGTATAGTGGAACTGAATGGAGGGCAATAGGTTCATGACAACAGAGGATACTATTACAAGTCAAGAATTACGTGAAAGAGCAATTGCAAAGTTAGTTGCACTTGGTCTGACGGAAGCAGAATTGAGAGCATTGGGGTTGACATCAGATGGCGACAATTAATTCACAGGCAAAGGTTGCTTATATTTACGATGCAGATAGCGATAGTTGGCATGCAATTGGAGGTTCTGTAAATACTGCAGCATCATATACATGGACCGCATCACAATCATTTGAATCACTAGTTAACTTTGATGTTGTTTTAAATGCAAAAGGTGGAGTCAATAATTTTCAAAATGCAACTGCAAGAGATTCTGTAATTACTTCTCCGTCAAATGGAGTTGTTGCTTTTGTTAGACAGGATACCGATGGAACTGTAATTAATCAACTACAGTATTACCATAATGGCGAATGGCGCTACATCCATGACTCAATGTATTTTGTTACAAAAACAGCAAATCATACAATTATTAAGAAAGATGCTGGTAAGACTCTTCTTGTTGATTCTTCTAGTGATGTAACTATTACAATTCCAACAAACAGTACAACTGCATTTGTTGTTGGTCAAAAAATTGAAGTAGTTAGAAGTGGAACAGGAAACGTTATATTTGCAGGAGATGTTGGAGTAACTCTTAACAGCAAGAATTCAAATAAGAAGATTGCTGCAAGATACTCTGGAGCAGTTCTTACAAAAACTGATACAAATACCTGGTTGCTTATTGGCGATCTGACTGCGTAGGACTTAAGATGAGTCTATTTCCATGGGCAGGCGCAGTAGGCATGGTAGCAGTTCCAAACCTATCTGGACAAAGTTATACTACCGCAATTACTACTTTGCAAAATGCTGGACTCAACTATACAAATAGTGGATCTACAGACACATCTAATTCAAATTTAAATACTCTTATTGCAACACAGTCTATTGCAGCAGGAACGCTTGTTGATTACGGCACCAGTGTTAGTTTTACATATTATAACTATGTTTCTGGTGGCGGTGGAGGTGGATGTACTGCAGGATATCTTGGCGACTGGACCTATGCAGATCCAGCATCTTGGAGTACTTGTTCTGGCGGAAGTCAGAGTGGAACCTCAACATCTAGAACTGGAACATATCGAAACTCAGACTGTAGTACACAATCAGTAACTCAGTCAGGATCTTGGACAGTAACAAGATCATGTTCTTCTCCAACATGTACTGCTGGTGCTTTAGGAGACTGGACTTATGCTGCTCCAGCATCTTGGGGAACATGTACCAACGGAAGTCAAAGTGGAACATCGACTTCAAGAACTGGATCATACAGAAATACTGATTGTTCTATTACTACTATTACAGAAACTGGTAGTTGGACAGTTACACAAACATGTGTAAGTAATGCTGCAAACTGGGTTGCAAGTTATAGTGAGTATAGAGCATCTTGTTGCGGTGTTGTAACTATTTATGTAGACTCAAATCCACTATCGCCAACTTATAATACAGAAAAGTGGAACCCTTGTTCTAATGGTTGGACATATGGAACAACATGTCCTGCACCATTTTCAGTATTTGGCTTTTCACCATTTGGATTCTCTCCATTTTCAGTATTTGGTTTCTCACCATTTTCAGTATTTGGATTTTCACCATTTGCTCCATATTCGTTCTCAACAACTACATATGGCGTAAAGTGTATTTCTGGAAATACCTTTATAAGAATTTCATCAGGAAGTGGTATAGCGCATACAGACCACGAAACAGGAAAAATTACCTTGAAAGATTCAAGTGGGAATATTGTTGCAAAACAAGCAAAAGATATTCAAATCGGTGATGAGGTTTTGTCTGTTTCTTATTCTGAAATTGACCCTTCTCAGCCTGACTATGAAGTTTTTGCTTGGAACTCTGATACATTAACATTTATAGAAAATACAACAACAACCATTGTTGACATTGAAGAAAGTTTAAAGATTCAAACTATTTGCTTTAACAATGACACTTCTGCACAGTTTACATTAGAGCACCCTATTTTAGTTAAGAAAACTATAGATGGTCAAGATCAATGGAAATTTGCAATGGTAGCAGAATTAGAGATTGGTGACACAATTGTTAAATTTAATAATACTACTGGACAATATGATAATGTTATTATTTCTACTATTGATATTATTACCAATGAAAATCCTGTATATACTTTCAGCGCAGAACCTTTTGACATTATTATTGCTGGCGATGTTGTCACACACAACAAGTAAATGCTATAATGAAATATGACTAAAAACAATAAGCCAGTAAGACCATGGGATCTATTGAATCCAAGTAAAGAACAGGCCTCTGATGAGGTTGCCTGGTCTAGATATAATGTTTGTGATTGGTGTCCAGAATTTATTTCTTTAACAAAGCAGTGTAAAAAGTGTGGCTGCTTTATGAATTTAAAGGTAAAACTTCAGGATGCAACATGCCCATTGGGGAAATGGTAATGATTAAAAGATTAATTTTTAAATATAGAGAATACAGAAAGTATCGTAAAATAAAAAAGAGTAATTGGATTTACTAATGCTTTTTAATATTTTTAAGCCAGGAGTCGTTCCACATTATGGTCACTGGTGTACTGATTTTTCAAAATCAAATTTTTCAGCAATTTCAAATGAAATTATGACACACGCAGAAGTTGCAAGACCAGAATATAACTATATGTGGAATTCAGATGGTGTAAGATCCGTTGAATTTGAAACTAAACCTCGTGTAATAGCGTTAGGGTGTTCAATTACTCTTGGACAAGGCCTTCCAGTTGAATTTAGATGGAGTGATCTACTTTCTGAAAAAATACAAGAACCTATTGGAAATATATCTTATAGTGGTGGATCAATAAGTCAAATTGTTTCTAGTTTTATTGGTATGGTTAAAAAATATAATTATGTACCAGAATATGTTATTGCAAACTTTGCCCCTTTTGAAAGATTTCATTTTATTTCTGGGGATGGATCAAGAATGAGAGATTATGCTCTTGGCAATAGACCAAGAAAGACAAAAGACTCTGCTCCTTGGGATTATGGTGCAACTATACCGTATGAATGGGTATATTATAATAATTTAAATTTTTTACAAATTTTAGAGTCTTTTTGTCAGACAAGTGGAATCAAACTTATTTGGTCAACATGGACTAATTCTTTATCAGAGTCTCAGGAACAATTCCTTATGGATAACTTTTCATGCTATATTCAGGATCCAGTTAGAAAAGAGTTTCCGCCCCACTTTGAATTCCATATTGACCCCAAAGAGGTAAGTGGATTGCTACCTTTTTATAAAATGAAAAATTGGGACTCAATAAAGTGCCATGAAGAATACTTTATCAAGTACCCTGACATTTTTGATTATGCCTATGATTATCATAAAATAGGAGAAGTCCCAGATAGGAAGATAACCCGTACTCCCCATCCAGGACTTCATCGCCAATTACACTATGCTGAATTTTATTATAATAAAATGTTAGAAAATGGATTTACTTTGGAAACTTGCTCATCCACATCTTAGTCTTTGGTGTAAGTCCATGCCAAGAAGACCAATCGTCTCCTCCGCTAGACATCCAAAAAGCAACCTGTGCATTAATTACAGGATTGAATAGGTCCTGATTATCACTAAGTCCAAACTTCTTAATTCTATCTGGACCAAGGTCTCTGATCATATTAATTTGAAATAGTCCATAGGACTTATCTCCAGTTTTGCCATTTTTGTTAAAGGCATAAGGACGGCCATTAGTTTCCTTTTTAGCCACAGCCCACGCCTGAACTAATTTCTTCCCTCTGAATCCAACCTGAAAAAGTAGATCTTTTAACTCTTTATCTGTAAGTGAATCACGGCTTACATATTTTGTAAGTTTGCCAAGATTTGCAGTCTTAGAAACCAAAAAAGCCCCAGAAGGGGCTACCGAAGGCAGGGCCTGTTCATTAATACTATTACTAGGTTTAACAGTTACTGCATTAGCATTATTTGAAAAAACGGCAAAAATGCCAGTAGCCGTAAGTATTCCGATGATTACTTGTTCCTTAAATTTCTCGTTCATCATAGTTTCCTCCTTAGAAAACAATAACACCTTGGTAGGTGTCTACTAACTAGTATAACATAATTTTACCCAGTTTGTCCTCAAAAGTCAAATTTAAGCGTGGTATAATTAATTATTATGGCAACAGGAAATACAGACGACGGCAAATTAGATTTACCATATCCACTTGCTGCAGATCCAGTAAATGTGCACGGAGATATAAAATCTCTTGTGGATAGACTTAAAATTGTTTTGCCACCACTAGGACTATCAGCATTTCAATTAACAGTTATCAATAAAAGTGGGCAAACTCTTGCTGCAGGATATCCTGTTTATGTTACTGGGTATTCTACTAAGCCAGAGATTTCCTATGCAACTCAAGAAACAACAGAGCCTATTCTTGGATTGTTAAAACAATCACTTGCAAATAATGCAGAGGGTATTGTAGTTGTTGGTGGAGTTATGGAAGGTATCAATCTAAGTTCTCAAGAATTTACCAATGGAAGTCCAGTATATGTTGCAGCACAAGGTGGCTTAAGTGGAACTAGACCATCTACTGGAAATGCTACAGCAGTTGGTGTTGTTGCTGGAACAGGCATTAATGGAATTTTAATTGTTCAGGCAAAGGGTAATGGAACATGGGGGGCACTCAAAGACGGACTGTCTTAATGAGTGATATAATTTAAAAATGGCTACAACAAGAAGATCAGCACAATCATATGATGTAGGAGGACAACCTCCAACTGTTATTTGGACAGTTGTTAGAGGAGATACATCTGGATTTAAGGTATATGTCGTAGATGATGCAAAAAATCCACTGAATATCCCAGACTGGTCAATCAACATGAAGATGAAGCGCCCTAATAACCTGATTGATCGTGGTGTCATTACAGACAATGCAACACTTATTTTAGAGTTAATCCCAGCAGCAGATGCCGATGACTTAGTTGGAGAATTTACTGTATGGTTAACTGCGGAAGAATCTAATATTTTGGAAACAGGAGACATCTTTGATATTCAGTTATCGGATCCTACCAGAGTCTGGACAGTTTGCCAGGGCAGCATGAAGATTCTTGAAGATGTAACAGACTAATGGCAACATCAACAATAGTTGACTTAAATAATAAAATAGCAAAAATCAAACCAATTGATTTCCCACCTGCAAAAATTAAAGATACCAACCTTCAAAGGGTTGAAATTAAAAGTACAGTACCTTTTAAAGTTAGATTTACTAGCATTCAAATTGAAGGGTATACAAGTACAAATGTTCCCCCAATTCCACTTCAAGTAATTGGATATAGCAACTACATTTTGTAGTAAAAATGTATGTTATAATAACGACATGGCTAAAATTACACTCTCAGCAGTTAAGTCAAAATTTGAAACAGGTGATCGCCCAACACAGGCGGACTACAATGATCTAATTGACACAGTATCTGCTCAAGCAACAGATCTAGGTTCATACGGTAATAATGAAAATACAATTACTGGTATTGAAAATCCAACTGTCATTGACAATTTTGATGCAACAGTTTGGAGAATGGTAAAGTATCTTGTTTCAATTGCTAAGACAACAGCAGGAGATAACAAGTTCTATGCAACAGAATTGACCATACTTTCAGATGCTAATGATATTAGTGTTTCTGAATATGGCACAATAGACAACGATGGGAATATTGGCACCATTAGCGTCTCACGGACTGGAAATACCGTGGCTCTTACAGTCACTCCAGATCCTGCAATTAAGCCAGTCACAGTACGTTTTGCACGTATTGGACTTAAGGCATAAAAAAGGAGATATAAAAAATGGCAACAGTAACAAAAGACTTTAAAGTCAAAAATGGTCTCGTCGTAGAAGGTACAACAGCAACAGTTAACAATTACGATGTATTGACCAAAAAGCAAGATGACCAAGATTATATTGTTGGTCTTATTGGTGGAACATCTACATCACAAAATACACCAGATACAGTTGTAAAGCGTGATGAAAATGGTGATTTTGCTGCAGGCGAAATTACAGCAGACCTCGTTGGTGATGTAACTGGTCAGGTATCAGATATTTCAAATCACTCAACATCAAATCTATCAGAAGGATCAAACCTATATTTCACAAATCAGAGAGCAATTGATGCTCAGGCTGGTCTTTGGGATGAGGCAGGATCTGCTCAGGATGCTTTAAACTCTGCAAATAACTACACCAATGGTGAGATTAGTTCTGCAATTGTACAGGCACAGGGTTATGCAGACTCACTTGCATCTAACTATGATCCAGCAGGATCTGCACAGGGTGCATATGACAATGCAGTTTCAGCAGCAGCATCAGATGCAACTACAAAGGCTAATAATGCAGAAAATAATGCTAAGTCCTATGCAGATGACCTAATTGAGCAAGAGGTTTCTGACCGTGATTCTGCAATTTCAACAGCAATTACAAATCTTAACCTTGCAGGTACATATGATGCACTTGGTGCAGCAGATGCAGCACTTTCAGATGCAAATGATTATACTGATCAAAAGGTTGCAGATCTTGTAGATTCAGCACCAGCACTTCTTGATACACTTAATGAATTGGCTGCAGCAATTGCTGACAATCCAAACTATGCATCAGATGTTGCTAACTTGGTTGCAACAAAGGCTGATACATCTTATGTAGATTCAGAAATTTCTGATCTTGATACAGCAGCACAAGGATATGCTTCAACAGCACAGACAAATGCACAAAATTATGCAGATACTGCTGCTGGGAATGCAGAAGATAATGCTAACTCTTACACAGACAATGCAATTATCAACCTTGACCTTGCTAATACTTATGATGCGCTTGGGGCTGCTACAACAGCACAAAATAATGCTGCAACATACACAGATAATGCAATTAATGCACTTTCAACATCTGATATTGAAGAAGGAACTAATCTATACTTTACAAATCAGAGAGCAATTGATGCTGTAGGTGGAACAATCTCTGATCAGATTAATCTTCTATCAACAGATGATATTGAAGAAGGCGAAAGCAATCTTTACTTTACAAATGCTCGTGTAGAAAATGCAATTATTGATCCACTTACACTTGGAACACAAACAAATATCTCTGTTACATATAACAATGGTACTGGAGCATACGACTTCGTAGCAGAAAACGGTGTAGCAGATTCTACAACTGATGATCTAGAAGAAGGAGAAAATAACCTCTACTTTACAGACGAACGAGCAATTGATGCTCTTTCTGGAGTAACAATCTGGCCAGAGGCTGTAGTATTCAATAATCTTGCTAAGCAAGTTGCAGCAACAACTGAAGTTGCAACTGCTTCAACAATTACAGCATACTCATGGGCAAAGGCTGACTATAGAACCGCAAAGTTCCTAGTTAAGACTGCCTATGGAACACACACAGATGTAGCAGAAGTTCTTTTGACTCTTGATACATCAGATAATATTGCAATTACAGAATACGCTATGGTTGGAACTAATGGATCTGCAATGACAATTTCTGCAGATGTCAGTGGTAACGATGTACGTCTTCGTATCGCAACTGTTAATAATAACTCAACAGTCACTGTTGTAGGAACACTGTTAGCATAACGCTTTAAGGTTAGGGGGATCCTTTTAAAATCCCCCACACAAAACTTGGAGGTAGTAAATGGCAACAGTAGACAAGGACTTTAAGGTCAAGAATGGACTCGTAGTTAATCTAGGAGGTTCGTTTGGTGGCACTGTAACAGTTGCTACCCCTACAAGTGGAGACCATGCAGCAACAAAAGATTATGTAGATTCTGTTGTTTCAAGTTCAACAATGACGGTTGGAAATACTGCTCCATCTTCACCAACAAACGGTCAGCAATGGCTAGATACATTAACAGAAAGAGTTTATGTATATTATAATTCAGTTTGGGTTCCGCAAGCAAACCTTGCTGATGCGGAAACTCTACAGGATCACATTCACGACACATCAATTGATGGTAATGGATTAATTGTCAGTGTTATTGTTGAAGGTGGATTCTATAATTCTGCTGGTGTTCTAACAGATGCTGGCACATACGACCTGACATCCTGGAATGCAGTCTGGGATGGCGGTATAGCAGTAGATAACTTCAATTAATTTATTAAAATTGATGTTATAATATGAAAAGTAAAGTGGCAGAACCACTAAGGGGGAAATAAATGGCAACAAGAATGCAACAGCGCAGAGGAACTGCAGCACAATGGACAGATGCAGACCCAATTCTAGCATCAGGTGAAATTGGATTTGAATCAGACACAAATCAATTTAAGATTGGTGATGGTGTTAACCACTGGTCAGACCTATCATATTTTAAGAATTTACAGGATCTTGGTGGTTCTTTGGATGACTACATTCCTTTGACCGAAAAGGGTCAACCAGACGGCGTTGCTCAACTTGACGAAAATGGAAAGATTCCCTCTTCTCAAATTCCAGATCTCGTTGGTTTAGACAGTGAAATTGCTTCATCTGTATCAAACGCTATCTCTACAGAGGTTTCAAATAGAAATGAAGCAATTGCGGATGCAATTGATACTGAAGTTTCAGATAGAAACTCAGCAATTTCCAGCGCTATCTCTACAGAAGTAACAAATAGAAATTCAGCAATCGCAGATGCTGTTTCTGACCTAGAGTCTGAAATATCTACATCTGTTGCAGATGCTGTAGATAATCTTGTTAATGGTGCTCCAGCAGCCCTAGATACTCTTAATGAAATTGCAACAGTAATTGGAGATTCTGATGATATCGTTGGTTCTCTTATTACAAATATTACTGGACTTAATACAGCAGTTGCAACCCATGCAAGCAAGACAACAAATGTTCATGGTATTGCAGATGTAAATGCTTTGGCAACTAAGCAATATGTCGATGATCAAACAGGACCATTAACAGATACAGTTAATGATAATTATTCAACCCTTCAGGATGCTATTACTGATGCAGTGTCTACACACAACTCAGATACTACTGGTGTTCACGGTATTGATGATACAACACAATTGGCAACAAAGACTTATGCAGATGGTGCCGTTAATACTCACGCAAATTTAACTGAAGATGTTCACGGAATTGCTGATTTTACTCTTTTGGCAACACAGTCATATGCGGATGATAAGGCATCAGAGGCACAGTCTGCTGCAGAAGCATCAGCAACAACTGCACTTGGTGAGCATACATCAAGTACAGCAGATGTTCATGGTATTACAGATACAGCAGATCTTGTTTACACATCTGATTCACGTCTTTCAGATGAAAGAACACCTTCTGCAGGTTCTGTTACAGCAGCAAAGATTGCTACAGATGCAGTAGAAACAGCAAAGATTAAGGATCTTAATGTTACTACAGCAAAGATTGCAGATTCTGCAATTACTTCTGCTAAAATTGAAGATGGCACTATTGTAAATGGAGACATCTCAGCAACAGCAGCAATTGCTCAATCTAAGATTTCGGGATTGACCTCTGACCTTGCTTCAAAGCAAGATAAGGTTGCAAATGTTTCAGATACTGAAATTGGATACCTTGATGGAGTAACCTCTGCAATCCAGACACAGTTAGATGCAAAGGCAACAACTTCTGCACTATCTTCACACGAGGCTGATACCACAAATATTCACGGTATTACAGACACATCAAAGTTAGTAACAACAGATGGAACACAAACTCTTACAAATAAGACAATTACATCTCCTTCAGGACTTGTAAAGGCAGATGTTGGTCTTGGAAATGTTGACAATACTTCAGATGCTAATAAGCCAATTTCAAGTGCCACACAAACAGCATTAGATCTAAAGGCTCCAAAGGCAGCACCAACATTTACTGGTACAACTACAACTGCCGATCTTACAGTAACTGGAAATCTTACAGTTAATGGTACAACAACTACAGTTTCTTCAACAAATCTTGAAGTTACAGATCCACTTATCTATATTGGAACTGGCAACTCAGCAAACTCTAAGGACCTTGGTGTAGTTGGTCACTTTGATAATGGTACTTATCAGCACACAGGTATTGTTCGTGACGCTACCGATGGAAAGTGGAAACTTTTCTCAGGAGTAACTACAGAACCATCAGATACAATTGATTTTGCAACATATACAAAAGATACTTTGGTTATGGGTGCACTAGAAGCAACTTCTGCAACAATCGGAAATGTCTCTAACACCGAACTCCAATATCTCGATGGTGTAACATCAGCAATTCAAACACAAATGGATGCCAAGGCACCACTTGCTTCTCCAACATTTACTGGAACAGTAACTTTGCCTTCAGGTACAGTTACCTCAGCAATGATTGTAGATGGAACAATTGTTGATGCAGACATCAATGCATCTGCAGCAATTGCACAGTCAAAGATTTCAGGTCTTTCAACATCACTTGCTGCTAAGGCACCACTTGCTACACCATCATTTACTGGTGGAGTAACAGTAGACTCTTCAGGTATCATCTTCGCTGATGGTACACAAACAAAAGAAGGTGTTGTATCTCGTACACCAATTGTACAAAAGACAGCATCTTATACATTGTCAGCATTAACAGAAAGAGACTCATTAATTGAAATTGCGTCTGCATCTGGAGTAACGCTAACAGTTCCTACAAATGCTACAGTAGCATATCCAGTTGGAACTTCGATTGATATCCTTCAAACATCTACAGGACAGATTACTGTCGCAGGTGCTGCAGGAGTTACAGTAAATGCTACACCTGGTCTAAAGTTACGTACACAATGGTCTGGAGCAACTCTATTTAAGAGAGCAACAGATACATGGGTTCTTTACGGCGATCTATCAGCATAGTAGTTAAATTCAAAGGAAACAGAGGAGATAAGAAATGGCAGTAAATAAAAAAGTAGGCGGTCACGCCCAAGGAGCAAATGACTTCTTGGCACCATATGCTCCAACAATCGGAACAGCAACTAACGTTCCATCAGGAAGAGCATACAATAATGGACGAGCAGATGTAACATTCACTGCTGATCCAATTAATGCAGCAACATCGTTTACTGTGACATCTTCTCCTGGAGGTTATACTGGTACTGGTGCTTCTTCACCAATTTCTGTTACTGGTTTGCAGTCTAATACTGCATATACATTTACTGTAACTGCTACAAACGGTTATGGAACTTCTGCAGCATCTTCTGCTTCTAATAGCATTACTGCTACAACAGTTCCAGCAGCACCAGGAACACCAAGTGCATCCTCACCATCAGCAGGTATCGATACATTCTCATTCAGTGCCCCTGCAACTGGTGGAAGTGCAATTACAAACTATCACTGGGAGTCTAATGATGCTAAGTCTGGAGATCTAGGAACATCTACATCTTCTGGAAACATTGCACAGGAACAAGGCACAGCGCAGGCATATCGTGTTTATGCTACAAATGCTAACGGAAACTCTGATTGGTCTGCATACTCAAATACAGTTACAACAACATTCTCGTTTGTACCGTTTAGCGTCTTTGGGTTCTCTCCATTTGCTGTGTTTGGATTCTCTCCATTCTCAGTGTTCGGATTCTCACCATTCGGATTCTCTCCATTTGGTGTATTTGGATTCTCTCCCTTTGGATTCTCTCCATTTGGATTCTCTCCATTTGCAGTGTTTGGCTTTTCTCCATATGGTTTTGCTACTACAACATATGGTGTCAAATGCATTGATGGAGAAACATATATTCGTTTGAAGCCAGGGGCAGGAACCGAAGTTACCGATCCAGCAACAGGAAAGAAAACTCTCGTCAGTTCTGATGGAGTTGTAGTTGCTAAGCAAGCGAAGGATATTCAAATTGGAGATACAGTTGCATCTGTAGATTACTCTGAGATTGATCCTTCTGCACCAGACTATGAAGTATTTAACTGGTCGTCTAATTCATTGACATTTATTCAAAATTCAGAAACAACTATTACGGATATTGAAGAAAGTCTAAAGATTCAGACCATCTATTTCAATGGTGATGATTCAGCACAATTTACTCTAGAACATCCAATTCTAGTAAAAAGAACTGTAGATGGTGTAGACACTTATGGCTTTGCCATGGTTGCAGAAATTACTATCGGAGATAAGATATTCAAGTATAACCCTGTCAATTCGTCATATGATGAAACCACAGTAACAGCAATTGATATCTCTGCTGGTGAAAAGACTACCTATACATTTAGTGCAGAGCCTGTAGACCTTATCATCGCTGGCGACATCGTTACTCACAATAAGTAGTAATTATGCGTGGGGATAGACATCCTAATCCATCGCAGTTTTGGTTGAGCAGTTACAGCATGTCTTTTCGAGATATTGTTGATAAATCAAACTGTAGTAGAAAGCATGTTGAATATCAATATGTTTTATCTAATGATGCAATAAAAAACTCTATTTTAAAGCCAGTCAATGATTATGTATATAACTTATATCCAGCACCTGAATTTTTAAAATATGAGGATGGGTATATTTATCTAAGACAAAGAACACACGCAGAAATCTGGGTTAAAAGAGACTACAAGTTGGGGTTTTATTTTTTAGATAGACCACACATTAGACAGTTTTACACTTCAGATAAAATGTTTAGGGCAGAAAATACCTTTATGGTCCCATATAGATTTTATATGCCATGGTTTATTGATCTAGAAGGAGACTTTGAGATATTACAAGTTAGTGACGAATACTCCCCATTTGTAATAGAGGAGTCTACTTTTAGCAAAATCGATACAAATCTCAATATCTTAGAGCCAACTTTTATCAATTTTCTTTTCAAAAAAACTGGGGAACATATGCTAAATCCAACTCATGGTAAAATTAGTATAGGTACTCCAATGTATGATGTCAAAAAGAAGGTAGATCATAGAGAATATCAACTTTTTGAAAAGTTTTACAAGGAATATAAGTACACTAGATTTTAGGAGATAGAAATGCCAATTATTGAGTTCCACCCTTGGAGTGAAGATGCTGAGGGGCTTATAGATAAGCCAACACCAACACATAGAAATGTTCCAGAATGGTACAGACAACAACCAGCATATGTAAATAAGGATGATTTTTTAAAGAGAGGCGTTTCAGGTTCTACAGTAAAGAAATGTATGCCTGTATTTGATGCCATGACTGCAGGATATACCTTGTACTGCCCAGTTGATATTTATGTTGATGCAAGTGATCCTAATAAATTAGAGTATACAATTCCAGTAGCAGTTGCTGGATTAAAGAAAGAACTATTTACAACACATTCACCAGAACAACTAACGCACTATCCAATGCCAACACATATGCATAAGGATGTTTTGCGAATTAATCCAATGTGGTCCATCAAAACATCTCCAGGATATAGTACATTATTTACAAAGCCAATGCATCAATACCACACACCGTTTGAAATTGTGCCTGGAATTATTGATACAGATACATATATGAGTGAAGGATTTTTATCATTTAAAATTGAAAATACCTTTAAAGGTATTATTGAAAAAGGCACTCCTATTGCACAAGTAATTCCATTTAAGCGTGAGACATGGGAAAGCAAGCATATAGATTATGCAGATTCAAAGGATTATCAGAAAAAGCAAAGAATGCTAATTAGAAGTAAATTTTTTAATTATTATAAGAAAAACTTTTGGCATAAAAAGGAATGGCATTGACCAATATAATTAAGTTCTATCCATCATCTTTAGAGGCGCACGAAAATTTTGCTATTCTAGAACCAGAGCCTGCTATTAAGCATATTCCAGAATGGTATAAGGATTTGGCACAACATTATGACACTAATAGTGTTGAGTTTTTAAATCCTATTAATGATCGTGGCACAGATGGTGCAAATGTATCGACAAAGATGTGTTATCCATTTAGAGATGCAATGACTGCTGGATATATTTATCGTTTAACACAAGATCTAGAAGTTACGTTAGATCCAGACGGAAAGCCAAATATTTCGTGGGAAATTGATAATTTGATGATGATGGATAAAAGATATATCCTTGATATGGTACCTCCAGCAGGTTGTCATCCTGTTCATTTTGGATTAAGAATGCATTTTTATTATGAAACACCTCCAGGATATTCCGTATTGCTTACCCACCCCATGAATAGATATGATCTTCCATTTATTATTCCATCTGGTATTATTGAATCTGATCTAATGGGGATTCCAGTATTTTTATCTATCTTTTTTAAAAAAGACTTTATTGGGGTTATTCCAAAGGGCACACCCCTATTCCAGTTGATGCCTTTTAAAAGAGAAGATTGGAAAATGGAAATGTCCTATGATGAAAAGGAAATATTAAAAAAGGAATACGACCTTGAAAATAGACGCACAAGGCTTTATGCATACTATAAAAAGTTTGCTTGGCGTAAGAAAAATTACCAGTAGTGTATAATAGTTATATAAGTCAAAGGGAGAAAAAATGAAAGACCACAAGTTCTTTGAACGATTTTTAAATGCAGACACAGATCGTCTTGCTTTATATCTAGCAGAACAATATAGAAAAATTGAAAATCAAACCTTGCCTGGAATTAGGCCATTGGGTCAGGGCGAGGCTTGGACTGAATCTGGAAGTTTATCTACAGTAAAGTGGAGAGAGTATAATGTTTTTCAATTCCTAAATCCAGATATCTACAATTTGTATAAGACAATTGGCGAAGTAATGAGAGAAGCCTGCGATTACTACGAGATTAATTTTGAAGAGCAAGAATATATGGTTCAGGGTTGGTTTAATATTAACCATAAGAAAACTGGAAAGTTAGATTGGCATGATCATGGTGGACCATATGCTCCACATTTCCATGGATACTATTCTGTTAAAGCAGAACCTTCTGTAACATATTATAGAATTTTTAATGATCCAGAAAGAGAAATTGCAAACCATAATATTAATAACCGTATGATTATTTCAGAGATGGGTCATCCACACGCACAGGCTGATTGGGACTGGGAAGGTCCAAGAATTACTGTTGCATATGATATTGTTCCACTTAAGTCTCTTGCTATGGCAAGACAATCAGAACAACATTGGATTCCACTAATATGACATCATCAAAGCAACCTCATAGATTTTTTGAAAGATTCATTAATAATGATCTAGAGGATCTTCAGTTATATTTAGCAGAAAAACAAAAAGAAATTCTTGCTGGTAAAATTGAAGGTATTCCAACAGAAAAACTGGCAAACTTTACAGATGAAAATGGTCCAGCAACACAGTTGGGTTCATATTACAATATTTTTAATTTTGACCATAGAGCAATTAAAGCACTAAAAACAGCACTTAAGGACTGCATGGTTAACGATGTAAGTGAGTATTACGGAATAGACTATGATGCACAGGACTATATGATTCATGGCTGGTTTAATCTTGATTATAAGACTCAAGGTGGTGGAGTCTCTCCACTAGAGCATCCAGAGCATTTTCATGACCACATGGGTGGAGAAGGCTCTCCTATCTTTCATGGGTATTACTGTGTAAATGCAGAACCATCTTCAACTTGGTACAAGATTAACGGGGAGACGTTGTTTGAAAATATTAATAAGAATAATAGGGCAATAATTTCTGAAACTGGTCACCCACATGGAAGAGATGATTGGTATAAGTCTAGACCAAGAATTACAATTGCCTACGACATTGCTCCAGCAAGTAGCGGAGTTAATAGTCAGTGGGTTAAGTTGTAATGAGCAAGATTTTAGTACATTTATATTCCTATAAGGAGAGAAACCTTATTGAGTTTTTAGATGTATTAAAATCTAAAGCATCTGGAACTAATGAAATAAAATTCTATGTGACTGATCAAAACAATCTTACTAGATTAAAATATTTTACAGATAAAGATATTTTATATAATGTTGTTTGGTGGGATGAACTTGTTAGTCCAGTATTTCATACAGGTAAATGTATTGTGGAGAATGCAGATAAGGGATATGACTATGCATTAGTGCTACAAAGAGAATTAGAGATACCAGAAAATTGGGACACATACCTAGTTGATAATTTAGCGGATAACTTTATTCTATCTGGTATTGGTAAATATGATATATCTATTAAAAACAATTTTTATATTAATAGAACTATAAAAGAAACTTCTGAAATTACAAAGACATCTTACCTTGATCAATCTCTTGTTTTTGGCAAGTACTCTGATATTTTATCATTAGAGTGGCCACTACCACTAAAGTATTATGGGGTAGATGAGTACCTGTCAATTGATTTAATTAATAAGGGAATTGACATATATTCTTTGCCATCAGATATTTTTAAATACATGTCACCATCGTTGGATAGAAGGGGGTATGTTCCATTTTCATTAAATCATAATTATAATGATGTATTAGACATTCTCATTCATAAAAAATCATCAAAATTACAATATAAAGATCCGTCTGGCTTTATAGAAATTAACGGACTTAATACGTCGAAGTTGTATAATCTACCATTTGATTTTAATGATATAGAATATAATAGGTCCTCAGAGTTTGATAATAGTGGCGGTAAGCGGTATATTGAAAAGTTGACCTCCGTATCATGAGCAAAGATGATTTTATAATTTTTGAAAAACAGTTAAACTTAGATCTAGAGAGACTAGAAAAATATTTATATTTAAAGACAGATGAGATTTTAGAAAATGCATTGCCAGAAACCAATAGACTTACGGACATTATGGTGGCAAAATATACAAAACTAAATAATGCTCCAACAAAACTTAACAATAAGTATAATCTGTTTACCTTTAATAATGAAGATATTAGGTCTATTTATTCAGAACTGCTAGACCTAACAAAAATTGCCTGTAATTACTATGGTTCTAATTTTGAAGACAACGAGTACATGATTCGTGGATGGTTTAATCTGGATACACCATCAACAAAAGAGTACGACCCTCTTAAAAATAATAGCCTATTTCATGATCATCTTAGTGGTCGTGGATTTCCAGATTTTCACGGTTACTACTGCGTTAATGCTGAGCCATCAATAACTTATTATAAGTTAGATGATAAAAATATATATGAGAATATAAATAAGAATAATAGGATAATACTTTGTCAGAATGGATTTCCACATAGTAGAGGAAGTTGGAATCAATGTCAACAAAGAATTACTATAGCCTACGACATAGTACCTCGCAAAACATTAACAGAGTTAAACATAACAAATCCTTTGTGGATTAAATTTAAGTAAACATCAACCATAAGTTTAGGGTAGAGTTTTGCTTTTACTAAAACTCTGCTATAATAAGTTCATTGCAGTTTTTAAAAAGGAGAAACACATGTCAGATTTTTTTAGTTTTAGATTACCAGATGAGTTTGTAGATAAGTTTACTACAGCGCCAAATCCATTTGGTTTTAAGGATGCAGCAGAAAACTCACTTGGAGAGATTACCTTCATTCGCACCTATTCCCGTGTGAAGGAGGATGGAACTAAAGAACGTTGGCATGAGGTTTGTCGTCGTGTAATTGAGGGTATGTATTCAGTACAGAAAAATCATGCCAAGGAGAATCGTCTTCCATGGAATGATTATAAGGCTCAGAAGTCAGCACAAGAAGCATTCCAAAGAATGTTTGAACTTAAGTGGACACCACCAGGAAGAGGTATGTGGACATTTGGAACAGCAATGACAATGGAAAAGCGTAACTCTGCAGCCCTTCAAAACTGTGCAATGGTGTCAACCAAGGACCTGGATAAAAATGATCCAGGGGCGCTATTTGCTTGGGTTATGGATGCTTTGATGCTTGGTATTGGTGTTGGCTTTGATACAGTAGGACAGGAAAAAGGATTCCAAATCTATAGTCCTACAGAGCCAGCAGCGATCTTTGATATTCCAGACACTCGTGAAGGTTGGGTAGAGTCAGTTCGTCTTTTGCTAAACTCTTACCTTCGTCAAAACCAGCCTATTCAGAAGTTTAACTATGACCTTATCCGTCCTCTAGGAGCCCCAATTAAAGGCTTTGGAGGGGTTGCCAGCGGTCCAGCACCACTGATCCAACTACACACACAGATCGATAAAGTGATTGGCGGTAGAGTAGGAGAAACTTTAGACAGCCGTGCTATTACAGATATAGTGAATCTCATTGGTACATGTGTTGTATCAGGAAATGTTCGTCGTTCTGCAACATTGGCATTAGGTGCAGCAGGAGATGAAGACTTTATTAATCTTAAGAATTCTGAAGTATTTCCAGAGCGTAACTCATTTGATCCAGAAAATCCAGGATGGGCTTGGATGTCAAATAATTCAATTTCTGCAACAGTCGGAATGGATTACGAAAAGTATACAGATCTGATTGTTAATAACGGAGAGCCAGGTTTTATTTGGCTTGATGTTGCTCGTAACTATGGTCGTCTAGCAGATCCTGCAGATGGAAAAGACTATCGTGTTATGGGCTTCAATCCTTGTGCGGAGCAGCCATTGGAGTCGTATGAACTTTGTACTCTTGTAGAAGTTCACTTAAATCGACATGAATCCAAGGAGGACTTCCTCAAGACATTGAAGTTTGCTTACCTTTATGGTAAGACCGTTACATTGCTTCCAACACACTGGCAGCAGACAAACGGTATCATGCAGCGCAATCGTCGCATTGGTACATCACTTACAGGCATTGCTTCATTCGCTGACCAAAAGGGTCTTCCCATTGTTCGTGAATGGATGGATGAAGGTTATAATACAATCCGTAAGTATGACCGTCAATACTCAGAATGGCTTTGTGTTCGTGAATCAATTCGTGTAACAACTGTTAAGCCATCAGGTTCTGTATCAATTCTTTCTGGTGCAACTCCTGGAGTTCACTGGGGACCTGGAGGAAACTTCTTCCTTCGTGCAATTCGCTTTGGTGATACTGATCCAATGCTTCACTTATTTAAAGCAGCAGGGTACAAGATTGAAAAGGATGTTGTATCAGCAAATACCCAGGTAGTATACTTTCCTGTAAAATCTGGACACCCACGTTCTGAAAAGGATGTGACCCTATTTGAAAAGATTGCCCTTGCAGCAACTGCTCAAAAGTATTGGTCTGATAACGGTGTTTCTGTAACACTTTCATTTGATAAAGAAACAGAAGCCAAGCATGTTGCGCCAGCACTTCATATGTATGAGGGTCAATTAAAGGCAGTATCATTCCTTCCAATGGGTAATGCTGTTTATCCACAGCAGCCATATACCCAGATAACTGAAGAAGAGTATAATAGTTATGTTGGTGTTTTAAAGCATATTGACTTTGGTGCTATTTACGATGGTAATGAAAACCTGGAGGCAATGGGTGAGGCTTATTGCACAACTGATTATTGTGAAATTAAGGTTAAGTAATGAAAATTGTAAAAGATTTTATATCACAGGATGATCTTCATACTGTACAAGAATATATAAAAACAATTTCTTTTAATACAAAAGATGAGCATGTTCCATTACACGATGGTTTGTTTGATGGAGGAGCGCCATTTGACATTCATACACGTGGTGAAATGCCTCAGCATATACTAGATATTTTTTCTAAATATTCTAAGGGATATTATGAAATTGTTCAGGCAGAGAATACTGATAAATATCATCCTGCAATGTTTTCAAAGCACTATATTGCAAGATATAGGCCAGGTTCTTCTGAACCACAACATCATAACGAAGATGCAAAACCTGAAGGAACATATGTTTCTTATATTGTTTGGCAAAATGCAGAAGCAGGTGGACAGTTTGTTTTTTCTGGTTTAGATAAGACATTTACTCCAAACCCTGGAGATCTGATTTACTTCAAGGACAATAGAGAGAATATCCATGGAATCTCAGAGATAGAGTCTGGGCACCTATTCTTATCTGAAGCCTGGATGGGGAAGGTTGGACAGCATTGGATGCAAAACAAGGCTTCATATGAAGAAGTCCAGTGGGATGACTGGGAAATTAAGGGTTTTTATGAATGATCTTGTTAAGATAGTAAAAGGCTTTGTTCCATTTGAAGATGCTAGGAAAATTACAGATTACGCAGTTAAACATGATAGTGGATTTGTTCAATTTGGAAATACCGAAAAAGAGTTTACTTTCCACGCTGATTTCACAGATACAGACATAAAAGATTTGCTTCAGTCATATCAGCAATCAGTTTATAGGTTTGTTCAAGATAACTATCAGGGACCTTTTGAAGCATATGATGATAGTAAGATTCACATTGCTAGATTTATAGAAGGATATGGCATGCATGAACATTTTGATTCAACAAAACCCAATGATATAGCAACTCTCATATATCTAAATGATAACTATGAGGGTGGAGAGATATATTTTCCAGAATTAAACATTTTTATTAAACCACAAGAGGGAGATCTTGTCTGTTTCCCAGATACTCCAGATTTTGTACATGGAGTGAAGCCAATCTCTGAAGGAACAAGATATACTGCACCACGTTGGTTCACACGCATTGTGTGATAAAATAGATACATTATGATAAGCCCATCTAATCTGTATGCAGAAAAAATATTTGCAGAGCATCCACTCTCTTTGTGGGCTTTAGATGATAAATCAGATTACGTATCTTTGATTTCTGAAGAGCAAAGAAAGGTTTCTGATTGGTCAGTAACGGGCGGTACAGCAAGTGTTGTAACCGATATAACTGATGAACCTTTTATTAATAGTTATACAACTAAAATTCTTGGAGATGTCCCAAGCACAGGATTTGGAACTATCGAATGCATAGGCGATGATTTATTTAATTTTACATCTCTGAATTTAGATCTTGGAACGTTTTGTATTGGATCTTATTTTTATAATGATAGTACATATGTATCTGCAATTGAAATAGGATACGAGTATTATGATTCAACAACTGGAACAAATATCCAACACCTAAAGCATGTGGATACTGGGATCTATGGAAAGTGGATATTTATCTCTGAAACTTTTCATATTCCTTCAGATAATACTACAATGAGACCAGTTATTAAAATTAAATATCTTTCAGGTGCAGAAAACTCTTCTTCATATACTTTCTATATTAATGGAATTACTGTAGGGCAGTGGTCGGAAGAGTTTAACTCAACATCTCTTGGCGTTGCAATTCAATCAATTCCTTCAGACATTAATATTGCTGTAGATAACGGTCTTGAGGCCAAGGCATATGGGCTACAAAGTAGTTCTGGCTATTACTTATTTGATGAAACTTCTTTGTGTGCAAAAAGTTCTGGAATTCCATTAGTGTTTGGATCATCGAACTCAACAATTCTTTTGCCTAATGAAAATGTTCATCCAAGTCTTATCATTCCAGGACAAGGATTTCTTAATGAACTTGGAAAATTTAAAGAATATACTGTAGAAATGTGGATACGTATTAATTCCGATTCCACAACAATGAAAAGAATATTTGGACCTGTCGCTTCAGAAGATGGATTATACGTTAATGGTCCATTTATTACTTTAAAGGTTGGCAATAGTTTTGAGTCATACTGTGTTGGTGAATGGTGCAGACCAATGCTTACACATATTAGAATTACAAAAGATACAGCAAGCCTCCTAATTAATGGAGACCAGGTTATATCTTTTAGTTTTTCTAAAGATGAATTAGATTTGCCTACACAATTTACAAACGGCAAGAGTAATGACTGGTTAGCGTTTTATGCATACGATGACGTTTCTCCAATCGAGGTAGATTGTGTTGCAATATACCCTTATCAAGTTCCTGCTGTAGTTGCAAAAAGACGTTTTGTGTATGGGCAGGGTGTACAAATTCCAGAAAATATTAATACTGCATATAGTGGAACATCTGTGTTTATTGATTATCCATTTGCAAATTATGCCAATAATTATTCTTATCCAGATACAGGAAACTGGTCTCAGGGATCAATAAATAATTTATCTATTGAAAATAATGTTTTGTCATTGCCAGACTATCAAGTCCCACAATTTGTAACATCCTCAACTACCTTTAACGTAGACAATTTATACGCAGACAACAAGGCATTACAATCAGAGGAAGAACTTTTCTTAACTCTTAAACCATCTTCTTCTTGGGATACTTTACAGTCATATTTTCTTTTTAATAATTATAGTCCACTGAATACAGAAACATCTGCAATTTACGGAATGTTTTTGTGTAGCGAGTCATCAAGTAAGCAGACATTGATGCGTATTGAGGATGATGCATCTGGAAACTACATCTCTATTGATATTGAAAATTCTGTTGTTAAATATAGTGTAAATGGAATTACAAATCCTTTGTACACACAAGAGGTCGATCTAAATGAAAAGTTTGTTGCTGGATTTAAAATTAATGATTTTTCTAATTACTTTGGTGGAACTGCTGCCTCTATTCTTGGAAATAGAGGATCCTTAAAAATTTATGTTGGAGGAAATAAAAATTTATCAAATACATTTGCTGGAAAAATATACTCAGTTAATTTTGATAATAACTTTAACATTGGAAATAATTCAGCAACATATAATTCTAAGGGGATTATCGAGAATGTTGGTTCTCATGTATCTAGTTATTCTCTAAAGCCAGCAACAGTATTTGATGAATATATGCTTGATATTGATTTAGTTGGATCTTGGGAGGATCAACTACCTTTAACTTATTTTGCAAAATATACAGAAGATGCCCAAGGTAATATTAACTACAATATAAACTTTTTGCAGTTTAATATAAATTATCCAGCACCTTCTACATATGTTGAAACTGAAACTGAGTCAACTTGGAACTACTCAGAACTTAAGGCGGCATATCAGGTTCCTGTTCAAAGATCTTACGAAGCATTAGACAATCACCTATTTACTGGATATAACAATTATCAGGATTTGGCAAATAGATCTGAAAAGTCTTATAACTTTGATACGGGCAATTCTTTGGTTAGGGCGTATGCTACTTTTCAATATACTGCTTCTGGAGCAAATACTCCTGCAAATTCTTTTGCGTATACAGTTGGTGCAAGTTCAGACGGAATCGTTAGACCAGGAACCTACATTGTTGATGTTATAGATGGAGAAAATATATATGATAGTTTTGTTAATAGCAGATATGAGATTGTAGATAATACAATTTTGTATCCGCCAAAAGGAATTGATTTTAATAAATTATCTGTAGTTATTCATTTGGAGTTTAATGTAAGGCAGATTTCTAAAAATCCACTTAAGGTTAAATCTTTGCAAATTGCTTCACAAGCATTTGGTTCTGGACCAAATAAAATAGGAACAAGATTTGGAACATCTATATATCCTTATAAAAAGGTTGGCGTATATTATGATTACGAAACAGACAACCCGTTTGTAATCTATAAAGGAAGTACCCCATATCTTTATTTAACCAGAAAAAGTGGAATTCAGATAAAAGGAAAATTTGATCCAATGATCAACCGTGGTCTTGGTATTCCAATCAATGAGGGTTTCACTGATGACTACAAGGTTATGGCTATGCAAGTTGCAGTCAGATATGATTATGATTTTTTTCCATACTCTCCAGTTGAAATTTTTGAAATTGAAAGCAAGGGAAGTTTTATTAAATTCTTTATGGTTGCAGATAGTCCTACTGGGAAACGAGCAAAAATCTATGCAATTGATGGAAATACGGGTGCTGTAATTGATGGAATTGCATTTTATTTAAATGGTAATATTGTCAGCGATCCAGTCATTACAACAAAACAATGGTCTATTCTTGGTATCTCTTTTCCAAAACTTTTAAATTTTGATAATTATGTGGGGGCACTAAGAATTAATGGCCCATTGACAGCAAACCTAATTTCTCATTACAAGTCTACAAACCTACAAACGGTTCAGATTGTAACTAAAAGACCATGGTTTAAGGTCGAGTCTTCAGGTGGTTTAGACCTTGATTGGGATTTCTGGGATACTGCATATAAGTGGCAAGGTGTTTTGGTTCTATCCTCTACATCATATTATGGTGTTAATCCTGCAGATATCTATAAAGCCTATTCTGGCACAAACAAGATTATTGTCGATGATTACAATTCACAAGAGACTAATCCAAAAATATTATCGTTTAATAATTACGAATATAACGTGTATAGTGAAATTACATGGCAGTCTTCAGTTCAAAATGCCGTATAGTATGGTATACTTATGGTTATGAATATGCCAAATCCTCAAAAAAAGCGCAAGAGCCTGCCCAAAATGAAGGGGCAAGTTGGTGAATCAAGAGTCAAGGTTATAGATAAGCATTATGACTGGGGTCTTTATGTTTATAAAAAGGCAAATGGCAAGTGGTTTACCGATGGTAATGGATCTGTTTTAAATATTGAATCCATGAAGGGTGATATATCTCAGATTGCCAAACTTAAAGAAGCAGCAATTTATTATGGTGATGATGGGCAAGGCACTTGTGTTTTTGTTCCAGGTCTGACAAGAATTTCAGAAGAGGAATATTCTGAGCAAAAGCAAAGATTGCAAGAGGGTCTCATTCCTTCAATGAACGATCTTGGTGCTTGGAAGGCTGCACAAGACACTTATAAGAAGTACGGAAGTGATGACTAATGTCAGAAGAGAATGAGTATATAATCAAGGCATCTCTTGGATCAAATCCAGAAGAATCTGATGTTTTTAAAGAGCAAGACCCATTTAATAAAACTTGGGATGAATTAAAAACTTTGAGTGGTTTGGATAACAATTTCAAACGACGTGCAGCAAGAATTTCAAAGGGCGAAGCAACCCCACAATATATTGATAGCGCACTTGCAGTAAAAAGCGGTAAAGATGGTGCAAAGTCAAAAGAAATTAACCCTGGATTAATTTATAGAAATGGCTACGGACTTTTTGATGTAATTACGCCACCATGGAATTTATATGAACTTGCAAATTACTATGACACATCGTTTGCTAACCATGCTGCCATCGATGCAAAGGTAGAGAATATTGTCGGACTTGGATATGATTTTGAGGTTTCTCCAAGAACAATGTTGAAGATTGAAGCAAGTGAAAAGAAGACTGCAGAAAATGCAAGGAAAAGAATCGAACGTGCCAAGATCGAACTCACAGACTGGCTTGAAAGTTTAAATAGTGAAGATTCCTTTACAACTATTATGGAAAAGATTTATACAGATGTTCAGGCAACTGGAAACGGGTATATGGAAATTGGTAGAACGATTACTGGAGAGATTGGATATATCGGTCATATCCCTTCAGTTACAATGAGATGTCGTAGACTAAGAGATGGATATGTTCAGGTCATTGCAAATAAGGTTGTTTATTTTAGAAACTTTGGTGCACAAAATCCTAACCCTGTAACTGCAGATAAAAGACCAAACGAAATTATTCATTTTAAAGAATATTCACCACTGAATACTTTTTATGGTGTACCAGATATTATTTCTGCAATCACAGCATTACAGGGAGACATGTTAGCATCACAATACAACATTGATTACTTTAGCAACAAGGCTGTGCCAAGATATGTTGTAACTCTCAAAGGTGCAAAACTTTCTGGAGAAGCAGAAGATAAGATGTTTAGATTTATGCAAACTGGAATGAAGGGTCAAAATCACAGAACACTTTACATACCTTTGCCAGGAGACTCTGATACAAATAAGGTAGAATTTAAGATGGAGCCGATAGAGACTGGTGTCCAAGAAGGATCATTTGAAAAATATCGCAAACAAAATCGTGATGACATTCTTGTTGCTCATCAAGTTCCACTTTCTAAACTTGGCGGGGGAGATTCATCTGCAATTGCAGCAGCGCTTGCACAGGATAGAACATTTAAAGAGCAGGTTGCAAGACCAGCGCAAAGAGAATTAGAAAAACCAATTAATAAAATTATTCGTGAGAAAACTGATATTTTACAATTTAAGTTCAACGAACTAACCCTGACAGATGAAATTGCTCAATCTCAGATTCTTGAAAGATATGTAAAGAATCAAATCATGATTCCTGATGAAGCACGTTCAGTTCTTGGTATGGGTGCTAGACCTGACGGAGATGGATCTAAGCCACTAGAACTTAAACCTCAGCAAGCAGCAGATCAAACAGCCAATAGAGAGCGTGATGCTCAAAGGACTAATAATCAGTCCGATGGATCCGCTACCGTTTCTGGAAGAAATCCAAAGGGCGAAGGCAGAAAGTTCGACGAGTTGACCGAAATGTCCGATTAGTAATACTTTTCAAAAAAGGGTATATAATATAATCACCATGACTATCTCAAAAGCACACTGGAACACAGAAGGCGAATCAGTTCGTTTATCAATGCCTTTTTCAAAGGTTGACAAGGAAAGAAGAATTGTTTCTGGCTTTGCGTCGCTTGATAATATTGACAAGCAAAATGATATTGTAACTGCAGACGCATCTATGAAGGCATTTGCAAAATTCCGTGGAAATATACGTGAAATGCATCAGCCACTTGCTGTTGGCAAGATGATTGATTTTAAAGAAGATAAGTATTTTGATCCAGAATCTAAGAAATTTTATTCTGGTGTTTTTGTTTCTGCATATGTTTCAAAGGGTGCACAAGATACATGGGAAAAAGTTTTAGACGGAACACTAACAGGTTTTTCTATTGGTGGAAGAATGAATAAGTGGGATGACGCATATGATGAAAAGTCAGACACACAAATTAGAATTATTAAAGAATATGATTTGGTAGAGTTGAGTCTTGTTGATTCACCAGCAAATCAATTTGCAAATATTGTTTCAGTAGAAAAGGTAGATGGCGTTGAAGTCATCAAAGCAGATGAAACTGTATTAGAAAATGTTTTTTACGATAAAGAAGCGGGACTTGTTTTGCTTTCAGAGAATGATTCTGAAAAGAACCCAATTACAGGTGACGTCATGGAAAATATAGGGTTCGTTGAAAAAACGGATAATGAAAAAACAGACATGGTAAAATTCTTAGTTGATAGTGCTAAAGGCATTAATACTTCTAAGATTAACAAGGAGGTAAATCCTATGACAGAAACAACAAACGAAGTAGTAGAAGAAATCGTCGAGAAGTCTGACGCTACAGTTGTAGAAACACAGGTCGCTCCAGAGGCTATTGTCGAAGAATCTGCAGATGCGGAAAAGGCTATGAAGCCACACGCAGATGAAGAGACTCCTGCTGAAGATGCTGGTGAAAAGCCAGGAGATGAAGCAGAAGAAGACAAAGCAAAGAAGTCAGATGATGTAGCAGCAGCAGTTGCTGAAATTAAAGACACTCTTACATCAGCCTTTAGCGATCTAGTAGCAACAGTTAAGTCTTTACAATCAGAAGTGGAATCACTTAAGGTTACAAAAGCAGACGTTGCAGAAGTAAAGAGTTCATTCGATGCTGTAGCAAAAGATATTGCTTCAGTATCTACTGAATTTAATGAATTTGGTAAGCGAGTAGACGCAGTAGAAGCAGACACCGCTTTCCGAAAGTCTGGTGATCTCGGTGAGATCGTACAGGATCAACCTGAAACGGTTGAAAAATCCCTATGGGGCGGACGTTTCCTCAAAACTGCCGACTTATTTAATTAAGGAAATCACGTGGAGGTGAAATAATGTCAGAAGAAATTAAGAAAAATCAACCAGGAGAATCTGGACAACTTGGTGGAACTCAACCAGGACTTTATCAAGGTCAGGGTGCGTTCGCATCTGGTTCAGAAGCAGGGTCAAACGTTGCAGGTAACTACCACAACGGTGCTGCCGTAGGCAACATCCCTAACGCTATCCTAGGTACAACAGATGGACCAAACGCAGTAAATCCTTCAGGTGATGCTGGAAGCGGTATTCTACGCCCTGAACAAGCACGTCAGTTTATTGACTACGTGTGGGATGCAACTGTATTGGCTCAAGATGGTCGCAGAGTGACCATGAGAGCAAACACCATGGAACTTGAAAAGGTAAACGTTGGTGAGCGTGTTATTCGTTCTGCTGCTCAGGCACTTGGCGATTACACAAACGCTGGAGCGACATTTAGCAAGGTGGAACTTACAACTAAGAAGATCCGTCTTGACTGGGAAGTCACTGCAGAAGCACTTGAAGATAATATCGAAGGTGCATCACTTGAAGATCACATTGTTCGTCTTATGACAAACGCTTTCGGTAATGATATCGAAGATCTTGCTATTAATGGTACAGGAGACTCTGATGACGGAGCATTCCTTGGTATCATGAATGGTTTCGTAAACAAGGTAAAGAATGATGGAGACGCACACGAAGCAGTTGTAACTGTTTCAAATGGCGGATGGACTCCAGAAGTTATGCAGAACATCATTCTTGCAATGCCACGTAAGTACCGTGCACTTAAGAACAATCTTAAGTTCTACGCAGGTACTGATGTGTTCCAGGGTATCGTTAAGAACAACGGTACACTTGCAGATGCAATCGCAGAAGCATTTGGATCACACGCTGGTGCAGCAGGTACACCTGCAATGCGTCAGTCATACCTAGATGGTAATGCACAGACATTCGGTGGAGCACGTACAACTCGTGTTCTCGGAATTGACGTTCAAGAAGTTCCTTACTACCCTGCAGGATATGTCGACTTGACATTCCCACAGAACCGTGTTTGGGGCTTCCAGCGTGACATCACTGTTAACCGTGAATACAAGCCAAAGAAGGACACAATTGAATACACAGTATTCGTCCGCTTTGGTCTTCAATGGGAAGAACAGGATGCTATCGCATGGGCTGATGCTGCATCAGATTCATAATCTGTAAAGCAAAACCTTTTGAGGGGAGTAGGGGCTAGATCTCCTGCTCCCCTTAATTAATTTAATGATATAATACTATTTAGGAGGTAAACATGGAGAATAATATGTTTGAAAACAAAAACGAAGAACCTACACCTGTTAATCCAGTTGTAGAAGAAGCACCTATCGAGGCACCAGTAGAAGCACCAGTTGCTGAACCTGTTGCAGAGGTTGCTCCAGAAGCACCTGCAAAGTCTGATGCTGTATCTACAGATTCTTTTGCTAGATCTGAGGCAGAACCACAAACTGTTGGTTTGGTCACAGATGGGGCAATCGGCGTAACAGCAGCAAAGCCAGAACCAAAGAAGGCAACACCTGCTAAAAAGGCAGGGGCTAAGAAAGACAAGGTAGCAATTCACTCAACAAAGAATGTTACATGGTCTGGCGTAGGCAAGGTTTATACAGGATATAACATTGTCGATGCAGAAGAGGCAGAAAAGTGGCTTACACGTAATCACGTTCGTATCGCAACACCAGAAGAAGTTGCAAAGGAATTTGGTAAGTAAGCAATGGAAGTTCTGAGAGTTCCACCTTATCCTTTAACAACAACATGGATCCTACCCATACCAAATTATGAGTATGTTGTCTATGTTGAGGATTTGGTGGACCACTCAGTAGAAGAAACAAATATTTTTTCAGACGCTAATGGAAAGTTAATCTACACACTTCCATTATCCAAGGTCCAATATGACCGTAAGTTTTTTATTAAGTTTTATGACACGGAGCATGAGCACACACTGTATGAAGAAAACCTTGATGTAGTTAGACCGTACATTGATCCAGCAAAACTTGGAACAACGGCTTCAGAGATCGAAGAATATAAGGTTTTAGAGATGGTTGCAAGATCACTCATAGATACAGTGATTACAGATGGTTTTTATAACAGCAAGCATATCGTTCAAAAAGTTGGAGATGGATCCGACTATTTTGCTATTTGGGAAGACATTAACAAGGTTTTAAAGGTATACGAAAATAACGTTTTAGTTTATGATGTGGATACACCAGAATTAAATACACAAGAGTACATGGTAACTTTTGATAACTCAGCGGTACAGAGAGTCGTTACAGGTTTGCACAATAGATTTGAACAAGGAGTTATCACACTTCCTGGAGCACAGGGCGATTTAGCACATATGGGATCTACTAGAATTATAGATTTTCCAAAGGGCGCAGACTACGTATTTGTATTAGATATTGGATACAGAGCACTTCCGCCAGATATTGAATATGCAACAAAACTTCTTATTGAAGATTTGAAGTGTGGTAAGTTAGATTATTACACAAGATATGTTAGTTCATATGGCTCAGATCAATTTAAGATTCAGTTCGATAAAGTAATGTTTGAGGGGACTGGCAATATGATTGTTGACAAGATTTTAGATAAGTACAAGGTTACAATCCCTAAGCCAGGAATAATCTAATGGAGTGCAAGGGAAAAGATTTTATGTTTCCCATGCAAGTGGATGTTTTTTATCCAACTGTGGAACAGGGCGCATATGGAAATGTCAAAAAGCAATGGATGCTAGATAAGACTATTCCATGCCATTTTACAACAGCAGGACTTAAGGCAAAAGAAGAGATCGTTCCAAATGTTAATATTACACAAGACACATTACTTATTGGAAGAGTAAAGTCAGATATCAGAGTATCCACTTTAGATGGAAAAAACTCCATGACAAATGTTGTGTTGAGCAATATTTTAGATAAAAACTGTAATCAGATTTATATGGAGACATCTGGCGTTCGTGCAGGCAAAGCAACTATTTTTGAGGTAGCCTCACAAGAACCTTTTGTTGGCCCATTTGGAAATATTGAGTATTATAAGTTAGTACTACGTCGTTCTGAAAATCAGGCGGTAGATGTATGATAGCCGTCAAGTTTGATGATAAAGCACTAATGAAAAGTCTAAACAATGTAATCGATTATTCTATAGGATTCTTAGATGGTATTCAAAAGGGCAAGAAAGTATTTCTAGATAACCTTGGTAGAGGTGTCACTGAAATGGTTAAGGAATATATTGATGCAAGCGCAAGAGTAAATCCTGCAAAACTACATCACGTTTATGAATGGTATGAAACTGGAAGTCCAGATGCACGTTTATATGATATTGTTTATACAATAAGCAATCTTGGTCTATCTTTTAAATCTACATTTTCTCAATCACGATCTATTAAGAATGGATCAAAAACACCATTTTATGATAAAGCAAGAATTATGGAAGAAGGAATTCCTGTTACAATTTCTCCAGTTAAAGCAAAGACATTAAGGTTTGAGGTAGGTACTAAAGAAATTTTTACCAAGGGGCCAGTTACAGTTGCTAATCCAGGTGGAGATGTTCAAGGACAATTTGAAAATACATTTGATGAATTTTTTGGAAACTATTTTTCACAAGCATTTTTACGAAAGAGTGGAGCATTGTCAGAATTAGAAAATGCAAACATTTATAAAAGTAATTTTGCAGCAGGAGCAAAACTTGGAAGAGGAAAGGGCATTGAAACTGGCTATCGCTGGATCGCAAATGCAAAGGTATCATAATGGCAATTTATCATCCACCAACATTTATTAATGCTTATCTAGCAGATAAGGTAAAAGGGCATTTGTCATATACCCTTCCATTTTTCCCAACAACCCCTACTGCGATTCAGGATGTCACAGAAACTTTTCCAGATGGCGAAAGCAATGTATTCGGTATTTATGACAGAATGCTTAGGATGAGGAGAAGTCCATTTCCACATATCAAAAGCGAACAGGTTCTATATTATTTATATAAAAAAGCAGGAGACCCAGTTTCATTAATTGAGACCGTACAAGTGGTTCAAGATCTTTTAGACCGTGAAGATGAGTCTGCTGAAGAGGTTAATAATTGGATTAAAAGATACCAAGAAAACAATCCAGGGGTTCCTGTACTTGAATCTGGAGGAGCACCGTCTGAAACAGGAGAAGATTCAGGAAAGCGATTATTTAAAACAGCAAGATTTCAGGGCGTAGATTTTATGCTGCCGTATTTCCATAGATTTAAGGTGTATCAACTACAAGAAACCCGTGACATCATTGACTTTGGTACAGCCCGTACCTATGCGGGTAACAAGATAATTATAGATTACGACTGGCATAAATCTTAAAAAAGGCTGTTATACTTACTACTGAGGAAACAAACGCCTTTATTTCAACAAGGAAAAAAGAGGTGAA